TTGCATTTTGACGAGCAGATCCTGTCAGTCACCCTGCGCCGACACCAAAATGAGGCTGTTGACGCCCTCGCCACCGCTCCCTACCAATTCGCGTACGCTGAAATGTCGGTCGCCTCTGGCAAGTCGCTGGTCATGGGCAGTCTGGCCAAGCGAGCCCTGCTCCGACCGCGCAACCGGGTGATGATCGTCGCCCACACTGAAGAACTGGTCAAACAGAACGCCCACGCCTGCAAGTGGCTTGGCCTTAACCCTGCCATCTGCAGCGCCGCGCTGGGCCAGTCTTCGGTCTTCGCCGATCTGACGGTCGGCACCGTCGGCACGATCGCCAAACGGCTCAACTATTTTCAGGACGTCAGCGCGGTGATCGTTGACGAGGTGCACCGGGCGCGCATGGAGGAGAACAAAGACGGCTCGGCCTCGCTCTACCTGCGGATCAAGGATGGCCTGCCCAACGCCTTTTTCCGCGGCGTGACCGGCACTGGCTGGCGCGAGGACGGCACCGGGTCGCTCGAGAACACATTCGGCCACAAAGTTTACAACTATGGCTTCATCGAGGCGCTCGAGGACGGCTACGTCAAGCCGCTGCGAGCGGTCCCAGCTGAAGCCAAAGACTTTGACACCAAGGGCCTGAAGACCAATTCGCAAGGTGAGTGGTCTGGGCAGGAGCTGACCAATCGAGGCGTGGCGCTGGCCCCAGAGCACGCTGTCGCCTTGCTGGCCGCCATGCGGGAGGAAGACCGCCACCGGGCGCTGATCTTCGCCTGTGACATCGAGCACGCCAACGCCCTCGAGGCCGAGCTGCGCAAGCTTGGCGTTGACGCCCGGGCGGTCCACACCGGCAACGGCGGGCGCGTGGCCAATGTCGAGGCGTTTCGCAAGGGTGCTTTTGAGATTCTGGTTTCGGTGGCGATGTTTAACGTAGGCTTTGATGTGCCCGATATTGATTTCATGGCGTTCTGCCGCCCGATGAAGTCTGCCCTGCTCTACGCCCAGTCGCTGGGCCGCGGCGCGCGCCTGTCCGAGCTGGCCTATGATTGTGTCGTCTGCGATTTTGGCGGCAACATCCTCCGCCACGGCGCGCTCGACATGATCAAGCCGCCCAAGCGCCGGGCTCAGAACGGACCAACGGTAGGTGCCGAGCCTGATGACGACGTGCCCAAGCTTGACGAGATAGACCGCATGGTCGGTGGCGATCTGCGCAAGGGAGCTGCCGAAGGCTCGCTGCTGTCGCGCCATGGCAAGCCGAAATGGGTCGAGCCGTCTGGCGACCCTACCTATTTGATTGGGCGCAATCTTTGGCTGATCCCGACTGTCACGCTGGGGCAGGTGCGTTGGTTTTCGCCTTCCTATCCGCTCGATGCCAAGCATCTTTTTTGCGAATATGATGGCCGCCGCGGCTGGACAGCTCGAGGCGCAGTTGATAGCGTGGGCATCCTTCACAAGGCTTGACAAGCGAATACGATCGTAGTCAGCTAGACAGGCGAATACTTTAATCACCAGAAAGAGGCAGACATGGGTAAAATTACGATTTCCGGCGACACGCTGGAGGAAATCAGCGACACGCTCGATATGCTGTTTGGAACTGCTGGCCCGGCTCCGACAGGCCCGGAAGTTGCTGCGGCGGCTCCGAAGGCGACCCGCACGCGCACCAGCAGGAAGGCTGAAGCTCCGGCTCCGGCGCAGCCGAACGAGGCGCAGGCGGCCCAGCCGTCCAACCCGTTCACCGCCCAGCAGCCCCAGCAGCCGCAACAGCAGCCCTTCGCACCCGGCGCTGGCCCCTTTGCTCCCAATGGCGCAGCGGAACGCCCGGCGGTCACCCAGCTGAAAAATCTGCTCAACACGCTTTCGGCCCAGCATGGCGAGCCGCAGGTCTATGCATGGTGCATGCAGCGGGCGCTCAACCTGCCGCCGACGGTGACCAAGGAACATTTCCTGAGTGACGTCATCTACACGGTGCCGGATGAAAAACTGATCGAAATCTACAAGACGGGCGGCGGCGCTTAAAAAGCTGTCAAGCTAAAATTAGGGTCATCCTACTAGGATGGCCCTTTTTTAATTGGAGGAGAACCTAGTGGGACGACACGCGAATTTTGCCCCCAGCAGCGCCGCACGCTGGCTGAATTGCCCCTACAGCGCCATCATCGGCGCAACCCTGCCAAATGTGGACAGCGACGCCTCGAGGGAGGGCACGCGAATCCACGCCCTGATCGAGACCGCGATCTTTGGCGCGCCCATCCCTGACGAGGAAAGCGACGACGTGGCCTATGGCGTCGAGCTGGTGCTGGACTTCATCCGGCAGCTGGGCGGGCCTACGTCGGTGCTGGTCGAGCGTCAGGTGCGCCTCAATGACGACGTCTGGGGCACTGCTGACATCATGCAGCCCAAGCCTGACATCACCACGCTGGTTGATTACAAGAACGGCGCGATGGACATCCTCGTCGATCAGAACATGCAGCTTATGACTTATGACGTGGCGATTCTGGAAGAATTTGGCCCGTCGAAATTCTACCGCAATGTGATCATTCAGCCGAACAGCCGGACAGCTGGCGATCAGCCCGACGTCAAGCAGACGATTGTGCCGCTCGAGGCGGTGGAGTTTCACCGCGAGCTGGTGCTCGATGCGGTCGATCGCGGTCTCGGCGGCGAGGGACCGATCCCGGGCCGCCACTGCCGCTATTGCTCAGCTTTCGGCAACTGCCCGGCGACGCAGGAAATGCTGCCCATGATCATGACGTCGGTCAAATTCATGCCGACAGAAGTGCCGAGCGAGACGGCGGTGCGCCTGCTGCGCGTATTACGTGGCCTTGATGACTTCAGGAAAAATCTCGAGAAGGATCTGATGCGGCGCTTTGCCGCGGGCCAGAAAGTGCCCGACGCCAGCGTGGGCATCACTTCGACACATCGCAAGTGGCAGGACGATCGGCTGGCGGTCTCGCGGCTCATGACGGCCTTCGGGCTCAGCGGCGTGGATCCGGTCACACCGGCCACCGCAGAGAAAATGGGTGCGCAGGGCAAGGAAATTGTCAGCCAGCTGGCCTTCAAGCCGCCGGGCAACGCCAAACTTGTGTATTGACAACCGCATACGCTCGTGAAACTCTGTATTTTCTACTGTGTGACTGTGTGAATGTGCAACAAAAACTGTGCAACGTAAGGATGTTAAAAATGGCTCGTGATCTTGTAAGCATCTATCTTTTCAACGGGCAGGCCGTGTTCTCCAAGCGCCTGTTTGAACCCGAAACCAAGGATATGGCGGGCAAGCCGCTCGACAGTCCCTCTTACAGCCTCCTCATCCGCTTCCCCAAGACTATGCCTAACTGGTATGATGAACCGGCGCTGCAGGGCTTCAAGGAAGCCTGCCAGACCGTCATGCTGCGCGAGCTGCCTAACGTGCCTTTCCCTTACATCGAATTTCCGGTTAAGGATGGCGACCGCCCGAACAGGAACGGCAAAATCCCTGACTGGGCTAAAGGCCACTGGTTTGTCCGGTCTTCGTCCACTTTCATCCCGACTGTCGAGCAGGTGGTCGGCGGCGTGAAAACTACGCTGCCCGCGCTCTCGATGGGCGGCAAGCGGCTGTGGGGCGACGGCGACATTGTGGCGGCTGCGCTGTCGCTCGGCAAACGCTTGAACGACAATGTCGGCATCCGCTGCTATCTCAATGGCGCGCTGTTCACTGACCATGGACCGGAGCTGCAGACTGGCGGTGCCAACACCAACTGGGACGAGGCTATCGCCATGGCCGAGGCGAAGGGCATCAAAATCCAGATGGGCACCAATAATGGTCCGGGTGGCAGCGGCTTCCCGCCGGGCGGCGCTCCGGGCGGCTTTGGTGGCTTCCCGCCGGGCGGCGGCCAGCAGGGCGGCTTTGGTGGCGGCTTCAACCCGGGCGCGCAGCAGCAGCAGCCGGGCGGCTTCCAGCAGGGCGCGCAGCCGGGCGGCTTCGGAGGCTTCCAGCAGGGCGCGCAGCAGCAGCCGGGCGGCTTCCCGTCAGGTGGCCAGCAGGGCGCGCAGCAGCCGGGCGGCTTCCCGTCGGGCGGCCAGCAGCAACAGCCGGGCGGCTTCAACCCGGGCGGCGGCCAGCAGGGCGGCTTCAATCCCGGCTACGACCCCAACAAGCCCCCCTTCTGATCAAAACCCGATCAAATGTTGCCCCGGCGTTCGCGCCGGGGTTTCTAAACATGCCTGAAGGAGAACGTCATGGCTGGGATAGGTGGGAAAAGCGGCCCCGGAGACTGGGGCCCAGAAGAGAAAGAAGCAGCGAAAAAACAGCGTGTTCGCATCTGGAAGATCATGTGCGACTGGAACTGGCACACGCTCGCGGAGCTGGAGAAAATTACTAACGACCCCCAGCCTTCTATCTCTGCGCGCATACGTGACTTTAGAAAGAGAAAATTCGGCGGCCATGACGTGCGCCGCGAGCGCCTGCCGTTCTCGAGGCTCTACCACTATCGTATTGTTCAGCCCGCGGATTCCCATGATCCCGCTTGATCGTTTCCTGAAGCTCGAGAAAAAGAAACAGCGGCGCGCCGAGCGTGAGATTGAGCTGGCTGGCCGTATCAGGGCTCTGCCAGAGCGAAGGTTTGGCGTGATCTATGCGGATCCGCCGTGGTCTTTCGAGACGTGGTCGGAGAACGGCAACGATCGCGGCGCGGGCAATCACTATGCGACCAGCGCGCTCGACGTGATTTGCGATCTGAAGGTGCAGAACATTGCGGCCAAGGACTGCGTGCTGTTCCTGTGGGCGACCGCGCCCATGCTGATGGAGGCGATATGCGTGATGGAGTGCTGGGGCTTCGCCTACAAGACGCACACGGTCTGGCACAAGGCGCGCATCGGCACCGGCTACTGGTTCCGCAGCCAACATGAACTGCTGCTGGTCGGCACGCGCGGCGACATTCCTGCGCCAGCCATGGGCACGCAGCACCCGTCGGTGCGCTGGCGTCCGGTCGGCGAGCACAGCGAGAAGCCTGAAATCTTTCACGAAATGATCGAAGACTATTTTCCAAACCTGCCCAAAATCGAGCTGTTTGCGAACACGTGGCGACCCGGCTGGACGACATGGGGCGCAGGCCATGACTGACGACAAGGACGTCTGTAAAAACAGACACGGCGGCAACGCAGAAAGTGTAGCAGCGAATAAGAAAGCGCCTAAAAAATCGCGTGATAACTCTCGTGATCGCATTTTCGAGCATGCAGCAGGAAAGGGATTCCATGGCGTTACGGCAAATGAACTGTATTTTGATATTGGGGGAGGTTGCGAAACTTCAGGCAGTAAAATGAGCATATCTGGCGCTGGGGCAAGACTTAGTGAAATGAGTTTTGGCGACTACGGTGAACACTTGCGCATGTTCCCTATAGGCGAGAAGCGTTTTACGCGCACTCACGACGGCAAAACTTATTCAGGCCGCGTGCATGTCACTCCTCTTTACCATCACTTGATGCTAATTGCCGGTGACAAAAGGGCGTTGTTTGTGAAGCCACCGAGAAAGTCGAAAAAATGAAAGAGACATCTCGCAAAATCTACATAAAGCTCAAATGCAGCGGTCGCATCGCCAGCATACAACGCAAGATTTGTGCGGCTATTCGCGACTATGGCGGAGGAGCTAACAGCCCCGGGCTGACAGCCAGACTGGCCTCGCTGGCCACCGGCGTCGATCTGCAGTCTGTCACCCAGCGTTTTGTCGAACTGCGGCGCATGGGGCTTATAGAGCCTGCGTATTTCAGCCCCGGCAAGACGGCGCTCGGCAAGACCAGCAACGAGTGCAGCTGGTACAGGCTGTCAAAAAACCCGCCGCCTAAGCACGCCATCTCGGAAGCTGAATTTTTGGAATTGAGCGAAATGAACAACGAAGAGCGCCAGCAGGCCGCCGTTCGCGCTGGCGAAGTGGTGCTGGCCGCAGCGCCAGACTGGGAGCCCCGCCTGTGAGAAAGCTTTTGATCGACGTCGAAACGCGGTCCCGGGTGGATCTGAAGGCTGCAGGCGCGCGTCGCTACGCCGCGGATCCATCGACCCAGATCACGACCGCGTGTTGGAAGTGGGCTCCCGAGCCGGTGGTGCACGACTGCTGCAACGTGCGCGGCCTCGAGCATCTGGGCCGCGATCGAATCAGCGACTTCAAGCTGGCGCTCGAGCAGGCCGATCACATCGTGGCGCATCACATCAATTTCGACGCCAACGTCATCATGTCCACCATGGGCCCCTGTGGGCTGCATTTGAACAAGCTGGACTGCACCATGGCCCGGGCCCAGCGCATGAGCCTGCCGGGCGGCCTCGACGAGCTGTGCATGGCTCTGGGCAAGCCCGGCAAGAGCATGGACGGCCACCGCCTTGTCATGGCCACCTGCAAGCCTAAAAAGGATGGCACCTTTAACGAGGATCCGGCGATCTTCACCCAGCTGCTGGCCTACAACGTGCAGGACGTTTACTGCCTCCAGAGCGTCGATGAACTGCTGCCGCCGCTGCCAGCAGACGAGCTGGAAATCTGGCGTCGCACATGGCGCAAGAACGCTCATGGCCTGCCGCTTGACCTGCACCTGCTCGAGGCGGTGGCGGCCCGGCGCGACGACATTGAAAAGCAGCTGGCCAAGGATCTGCGTGACTTGACCAAAGGCGCGGCGGCGACGATCACCCAGCGCGCCAAGCTTCAGACGTGGTTCAGGGAAAACAACGTCAACATCCCCAACCTGCAGCGGGCGACGATCGAGGAGTGGCTCACCCACGACGGCCTGCCCTACAACGTCTATGCGGTCCTGCAGCGGCTTTTTGATTCGGGTGGATCCGCGCCAACTAAGGCGCAGGCGCTGCTCGATCGACACGTCTGGGGATTCTTTCAGGACGCGACCCGCTACTTTGGAGCGCGGTCTGGCCGCGGCACTTCCGAAGGCGTCAACACCTTCAACATCGCCCGGCCTTCTGGTCTTGGAAAGTTTACGCCAGCACAACTCATCGAGCTGCTGAAAAACATGCCAGATCATGAGTTTAACAACACCCAACTGTCAGATGTGCTGCGCGGCGGCATTGTGGCCACGCCCGGCCATGCCGTGATCGACGTCGATCTTTCCAACATCGAGCTGCGCCTGTCGCTATGGTTCGCCGGTGACAAAGAGAAGCTGGACCTGCTGGCGCAGGATAAAGACCTGTACGCCAAGACCGCGGGCTCGGCCATGGGCATCCCGAATCTGACCAAGACGAGCCATCCCAAAGAACGTCAAGCCTCTAAGAAGGTCGTTTTGTCGGGAGGTTATCAGATTGGCGTCGATCGCCTGTTTGCGGCATTTAAGGCCGATCGCGATTTGCCTTTTGAATACCGCAACGAGCTGACCTTGGCCAACGTGGCTGCAATCCATGCCGGTTACCGCGACGAGAACGTGCCGCTGCAAATGACGTGGAAGGGGCTCGACGAGGCGGCCCGCAATTCGCTCTACTATCCCGGCGTCAAGGTGCCCGTCTGCGACGGCAAGCTGGTGTTCTATTTCCGCAAGGACATTGACCAGCTCGAGCTGCACCTGCCCTCTGGCCGGGTCATCCCTCACTACCGGCCCCGCATCAACGAAGACGGCGAGCTGACCTTCTGGCGGGCCCGCTACGGGCGCATGCTGGAGAGCCGCACCTTCGGCGGCGCGTGGCTCGAGATTGCCTGCCAGTCATCCGCGCGCGACATCCTGACCCGCGTCGAAGGGGCGATCGAGGCTGAAATGCCTGACGTGCGCCTGCTGCTCGATATTTATGATTCGGTGGTGGCGCTGGCTCCAATCCCGGTCGCCGAAAAGCGCATGAACCAGATGCTGGACATCATGCGCCGCCCGGTGCCATGGGCCCCCGGCCTGCCGCTTAATGGCGAAGGCTACTTTGCAGAGAGGATGAAAAAATGAGGATTGTCTTGAGAAACCGCCCGGACGCGCTTGTGATCGAAGGTGTGGAGTTTTCCGATCGGGAGGCGTTCGAAAAGTGGCGGAGGCAGGTCAACAAGGCGGCCAGTGTCCTGTGGCCGCCGACGCCGAAGAAAGTGAAAAATGAGCAGGCTCTAAAAGCCCCTCAAAGAATTTTTGACGCCCCTGTTCAGATGCGTCCCTTGCGCCGGGATCTGCCTCCGCTGCAGGACTGATTATTTTTGCAAAAATTACAAATTGGTGTTTGACAACGTAATACGGCTGTCGTAGTGTCTGGACATGGCGGAAGGCAAACGGGCCCAACGCACCGAAGGAGAAACCGGACATGACCATCAACACTCTCGCCGACCGCTACGCCGCCGCCAAGAAAGTCCTCGACGATCAGGAAGCCATCGTCAAGGGCCTGAAGGCCGAAATCGTCGCTCTCGGCGTCGAAGAGGTCGAAGGCGCTCGCAACTTCGTCATAGTCGGCCTCCGCGAGCGCAACACGCTCGACACCAAGGCGGTCCTCGCCAAGCTGGGCGCGCTGTGGGTCAAGGCTAACACCAAGTCCACCGTTTACGAAAACCTCACCATCAAGGCCAAGCCGGTCAAAAAGCTGGTTGGCGAGGCGATCGAGGAGCTGCAGCAGGCCGCCGGGTTCTAAGCTTCTGTCCCTCTGGACCTGCCCCCTTGAGAAAGGGGCAGACCCGGAAGATCCGAAGGAGAAAATCATGACACCCGCAAAATTCTACGCGGACCTGAACCCGCGCTACGTCGTCACCAACATCAAGGAGCGGCGCTGGCGCGTGTTCATCAGCTTCGACGTCAAGGGCATCACCAAGCGCGAGCGCCTGATCAACATCGTCGAGGCCGCTGGCAGCACCTCCAACCGCCGCGTCGCCGAAAACAAGGCCAAGCTGCTGCAGGACGTCTTCGACGAGCTGAACGGCATCTTTGTCGAGGTGAAGGTATGAGCGCGCAGCTTGACGTCACCGTCGAAGACCACGGCACGATCTGGCTGTTCCGCCCGCTCACGCAGGCGGCCAAGGAGTGGATCGACGACAATGTCACCGGCGGCGAGGATTGGTTCGCCGGGGCGCTCGCAGTCGAAGCCCGCTTTGTGCAGGCGCTGATCGAGGGCATGCAGCTCGACGGTCTGGAAGTGGGGAAATAGTCATGGGCTGGCTTTACATGCAATCGCTGGGCGGCTTCAAGAGCCCCAAGGCGTACCTCGACAATCAATTCACCTGCGGCGGCGTCAACAAGGTGCTGAAGTCGGCCCTGTGCGGCATGCGGACCTATTACGCCGCGGTCCAACACGGCGAAGGCGAGGTCTTCGCGGTGGTCTGCCTTGTGCAATACAACAAGCGCGCCAAGGACGGCTACGTCTTCGGCTACAAGGACATGGACGAGACCATGGGCCCTTGCGAGGCCGACTGCCCGGCGGCCATCCTCGATCTGCTGACGCCAACTGAGTCGGCCTACGCGATCGCGTGGCGCGAGCGGTGCCGCAAGCATCTCGATCGGCCCAAGACGAAGGTCGGCGACATCGTCGTGTTCGAAGCTCCCATCCGATTCTCCAATGGCGCTCTTCACGCAGCCTTCAAGCTGATTGCGCCGTGGTGGAATCAGAAGCTGGTGCGCTTGCAAGCGATCGACGGCGGAGGCGGTCTATACCGAATCCCCAACTGGAAAAAGCGCAGTTTCAGGATTGTTGGAGAGAATGAGCATGCGAAAGTTTGAAGTCACCGTCGAAGTCACGCGCGAGGGGGCCCTGCGCCCTTTCCGCGTCTACCACAACGTCAACGCTGAATCGTTCGAACACGCCCGGCAGAAGGTACAGGCGCGCGTCTACAAGCACGCCACCCACAAATTCATCCGCTTCATTGATTGGAAGAGAGACGCATGAAACGCCGTTATTTGACGAAGACCCAGAAGGCCGTGCTCAAGAGCATGGCCGATAACGGCGGGCGCGCGGTGATCGCCACCGGCACCCGGTGGAGCAGCTTCAGCCCCGGCGTCTGCCGCATGTTCGGTCAAGGGGTGCACTGCCTGCTTCACAATCGTTGGGTCACCAGCCGTGGCCAGAATCAGGTCGGCTACTATGCTTGGACGACCGAAGGCCGTCTGGCGCATGAGCGCGGCTGGTTCATCCCGAAGGTCTGGGCCGAGCCCTATTGGTCCGATGAAAAACCCCTGCCTGACGAAGGAGTCGTTTGATGGCTATCCCGCACAAGACTATCGACATCATCGGCGCGACCGCCTGCGCCGCCTCGCTGCGCTTCAAGGCGCATGACGCCTACGCCGTGCTCGGCGAAGACCTGAACGATCTGTGCGCCCTCGTGGTGCGCCTGCGCGCAGCCGTTGACGCCACCGGCGAGAGTTTCGAATGGTCCGATCGGCTGACCAAGATCCTCGACGAAGCCTTGCAATCCAACCTGTCGGAGAAATGAACGTGATCAAGAAAAAAGACCGTGACGCCCGGCTGGTCGAGCTGACCGACATCACGACCAGTCGGCTCGATGAGCTGCGCGTGATCAGCAGCAGGCTGATCGACGCCCTGCGCAAGTCGCGTGACGCCGTCAATTATCTGGCGCTGCAGACGGAGCGCACGCACGAAAGTTCGGCCCACTGGGCGCGCGTGGCCGCCGACATCGACGCGCTAATTGCCGAGGCGCTTAAAAATATCGATTGACGGGCGTAATACGCCTGTCGTAGTGTATGGACATCGGGGGCGGCAGTCGCCCCCGTACTGAGGAGCGCCCACCATGGTCACCGTCTACACCGGCACCTATGAAATCCAGACCAAATTGTTCCGCACGCAGCGGTCTTTCCAATTCAAGACGCTCGAGCATCGCATGGAGTTTGAGCGGCTGGCCGCGGCGATCGGCGTCAAGCGCGTCGCCTCCAACATCGATCACACCATGACCGCCGCCGAGGCGTTCGACGAGCTGGTCGAAGAGAAGCTGCGCTGCGACGACATCGCCCTTGGACGCATCGGCTGATGCGCCCGTTCTGGGTGGACGCCCTTTACGTCTTCGGCGCGACGATCGTCATGCTCGTCTACATCAATCTGGTTGGACCTTGAGGTCGAAATGGTCCCACGGGGCCATAGTCGGGTATCTTTCCCGGCCTGATGAAAATCAGCCAGAATCAAAAAAGGAACACACGCATGAACAAGATCATCGTTGGCGTCATTCTGGTCGCCTTGGGCGTCCTTGGCTATGTCGCCATGGCCAAGGCTGGCAGCTGCACCACCACCTGCCAGACCTACGGCAACCAGCGCAGCTGCTACACCACCTGCTATTGACCGGGCCGGGGGCTCGCGCCCCCGTTTCCCTCCCAACCGAAGGAGAACGAGGATGGATCTGGAGGAATACGGCCCACTTTGCTTTATCGCGCTGGTCGCGTTCGGCATGTGGTTTTTCTGGCCTGATCGGGACGCGCCTGCGCCGACGCCGATCTTCACTTATGGAGCCAGAAAATGAGCTGGCGGCCCGAAGTGAAAGTTGGCAACCACTGGGAGAAAAACAGCGTGGTGTTCGCCACCAAAGAGGAGGCGGCGGAAAACGCCCGCAATCTATTCAATAGCTGGACGACGGCGGATGACTATCGCGCCGTCGAAACTGACGAACCCGTAAATTACCAAATGGTTAACGGGCGCGCGCGCCTTGTCCCCTATCCTGAAGGAGAAAAGTAATGCATGAAGCCGTCCCCCCGATTTTCTACGGCAAGCTGTCCAAGATCGATCGGATTCGCTCGCTCACCTTGGGCGTGTTCATCACGCAGGCTTTTGACGGCGAGACGCCAGATTTCATGATTAACACTTCGATGCTGGCGATGGTCGCCGCCATGCACCACAAGCTGAGCCCCCAGCACGCTCATGAGCCGATGGCTGTGGATGACGTCCTGAAGGAGTTTTGCGATTGCGTCAGGGCAACGCTTGGCAACCTCGAGGAGCATTGCGCCCACATGCACGCCATGAAGGAGGATCCGGCCAATGTCAGCTGAGCTTTTCCCCTTTCCGCCAGTGTTTTACGGCGAGCCTGATGAGCACGAGAAGACTCGCATCACCATGGACGCGCATGTGTTCGGCTCCAGCATGTTCAACGAGACGCCCGAGCATGTGCTCAACGTCGCGATCATGCTGATGGTCATGGCCACCAGCGGCCTCGACGAAAAGCAGGACGTCGCCGACGTGATCAGCAAGGCCGCCGAGTGCGTCACCAAGTCTTATGATTCCTTTCTGGCGTGGCAGGCGGCGGGGGAGCCTGTGTCGTGATAGACCTGCGCAAGCCCCGGGAAGGCGCGCCACAGCTGCCGTTCGAGCTGGTTCGGGACGCCTGCGTGCTGCTCTACGGGCCCGGCTGGCAGTCGGCGCTGGCGCGCGAGCTGCAGGTGTCTACGCGCACGGTGCATCGGTGGCTGTGGGGCAAGGGGGTCATGCCGATCGGGCTCGGCGAGCACCTGCAGCACAAATGCAGGGGACGCCGTCGGCAGCTGGATGTTGTGATCGCCATGCTGGCCCAACACGAGATGCAGTGTCTGGACTTTGACCGGTCGCGGGTCTAATCTGGGCCCCCTCAAACGAAGACCCCCCGGCTTTTGACCGGGGGGCCCACGTACCGGGACACAGACGCACAAGCACACCGAAGGAGAACTAAGGAAGCTCGCGAGATAGGATCAACCAGCCCGCGTTGAATCTAACTTGCCTCCCTTACAATGTCAACGATGCTTAACCTGCTCTTTGCAGGCGCAGCGACCTATTGTCTGCAGGAGGCAGGAGTGGCGGTTTACAAGGCCGAGCTGGTCAAAAAGATATTGCGCATGGCGGAGAGCGAGCACGACGGCGAGGCCGCCGCGGCAATGCGTAAACTGACAGCCATGGCGAAGGAGCAGGGCCACAACCTTGATGAGATGATGGCGCACGTCTACGGCAATGGTTCGGCCAGCGAAAGCTCGAGGCCCAGCGGCAGGTATCGGGATCCTTTCGAGGATCTGTTCCGGCAGGCCCGGCGCGCGCAGGCGGCGGCGGCAGAAGCCCGGCGCGAGCGTGAAGAGGCCGAGGCTCAGGCGCAGCGCGATCGGGAGCAACGGGCTCGAGAGCGCGAGGCGTCCAACCGGGCCGAGCGCCGGGCGGCGGAATCAGACGCGCGCCGGGCCCGCACCGGCGGCTTCAACCCGGGCGGCTTCAATCCGGGCGGCTTCAAATGGGATTCCAGCCCATGGGCGTTTCAGGGCGAGCCGCCGCCATGGGCCAACAAGGGCGAGAGCGCGGGCGGCAGGCGGTTTTTCGAGCCGTTGCTGATGTCGGTGCAGGAGATGGTCGATCTGTGGGGCATCGGGCCGCTGACGCCTTGGGAGCAAAGCTTCGTCACCGACATTTTGTCACGCGGCATGAACTACCGGACGACGCCTGCGCAGGATGACGTGTTGCGCAAGATCCATGAAAAGTACCAGCGGCACGCCACACGCAACGGCGACGAAAAAGGCTTCTGGGGGAGATAAAAGAAGGGCCCACGCTCGGGAGAGTGCGGGGCCCTTTTTAGTTCACACGCCTACCAATCGTGAAAGATGAACATGGCCGATACGACAGGAAATTACAAGCCTTTTGACATTCCTCCGCCCGGATCTTCGTTAAACGCCCAGCTGGCGGCGCTTCAGCTGCTTGACAGGGGCTGGCAGGTCATCCCGCTGGTCGGCAAAGCCCCGAGGGCTCCGGGCTGGCAGGACGCCCCCGATCGGCTGGCCTTCCTCAAGGAGCACCTGCAGCCTGACGGCAATCTCGGCGTGGTCTGCGGCCATCCTACCGGCGGCTTCGGCGTCGATGGGCCGCTGTTCATGGTCGGGCTCGACATTGACTTCACCGACCTCGAGGCTGCGGTCGCAGCGCACAAGATGCTGACTGGCATGGCCTACCGCGTTGGCGCTTTCCCGAAATTCATGATCGCGGCGCAGGTGTCGGGCGGCGATTCCTACAGCATGGACTATGAATGGGTCAAAGACGACAAGTCGATCAAGCTGCAGATCCTTGGCCGTTCCGATCAGCAGGGCCCCAAGCAATTCGTCAACTGGGGCATGCACCCGGACACGCGCACGGCCTATCGGCACGAGAAGAACGCCGATGGCATGACGCTGTTCGACCTGCGCCCGAGCGAATTGCCGATCGTGCATCTGGCCAGTTTCTACGCCGATTTGAACATCATTTTAGGCGCGCTGGGCTGGCGCTGGGTGATTAAGGCGACCAACGAGCCCGGCGAGGGCGAGTTTGCTGGCGACATTTCGCCGGAGATGATCCAGCGCGCCAAAAACCTGTTCAAGCGCAAGCTGGTCGATCTGGCGGCGCGCGCCGCTGGCACCGGGCGCGGCGACGACACCCACAGGCTTGGCCTGCAGATCGGCATGCACATCAAGCGCGGCCTGCTGAGCCTTGACGAGTGCGTGGCGGAGCTGCAGGCGGCGATGCCCGACAATCCCAACGCATGGACGCGCGAATTTCAGCGCGGCGTGCACGCCTCCACCGGCGAGATGCTGAAGGCTGACGCAGCCCGGGAAGAGGCGAAGAGCAATATCGACTGGGAAAGCGCAGCCGCGGCGCAGGGCGTGGACTGGGAGGCGATCAAGACGAGGAGCATGGGCAATGGAGCCCCGCCGGGCGGCGGCGCTGGCGGGGCGTGTACACCGCCGCCCGGGCCGCGCAAGAGCGGCTACGAGCTGGCCCTCGACATGCTGCACGACAAGGTTGAGAAGAAAAACGTGCTGATGCACGGCGGCGACACCAGCATGGCGGCGATCGTGGCCGAGGCCGCCACTGCGGCGATGTGTCGGCGCGTGTTCCGCGGCGCGGCCAATGATGTGGTGCGCGTGCTGCCGTCGGCTGGCGCGCATGGTCTGGCGGCGCTGGTTGCGCCCGACGGCGATTTCAACCTTTCAGCTTTGCCCACACCCAATGTGCGCGAATCCATCCCGACTGACGCAGGCTGCAAGCTGTTGATCAGCGACGCGGTGCAATGCTGGTCTGCAATTAATTCCCCCGTCCGTGACGGCAACACCAGCGCGGCGACGGTTTCCGAGGATGGCGACACCATCACGTGGCAGGAAACTAATCAACGCGGCGCGGTGGTGATGCTGGAGGCCAAGACCCACCAGTGGGCGTTGCGCGAGGGCTATAACATCGGGCGCGCCGCATGGCTCGACAATCGCGATGTGTGGATCCGCTGCGGCCCGCCCAAGGGCGACACCATGAAGGAGGCGATCTGCAATTTCCGGCTGGGCTCGGGCACGGTCGGCACGCCTCGCCTCAACAGCGTTTCGACGGCCCCATCCTTTGGCAGGGAAGGCCGCCTGCTGCTCGACGATGGCGTGCTCGACGTGGGGCCCGGCGAAGTGGTTTTCACGGCGCTGGGGCCGCTGCGTGGCCGCGTGCACGTCAATGGCGACGCCGATGCGGCCAAGGCGCGGCTGCGGGCGTTCCTGAAGGCTTTCCCCTTCGTCGATGAGGTGTCGGAAGGCGTGGCGTTGTCGCTGCTGTTCACGCTGATGGCGCGCGGCGCTTTCCCCATCCCGCCGGGCTATGCGATCGACGCGCCGGAATATGGCGCAGGCAAGACCTATCTGGCGCTGGTCATGGCTGCGGTGGCAGGCATGGGCTACAATGTCATCCCGTGCGGATCCGATGCAGGAACAGATGAAGAGTTGGTCAAGCGTTTCGAAACGGCGTTGATGACTGGCTCGAGCGGCATGCTGCTGCTTGACGACGTGCCCGGCGGCAAGATGCCGAACTTCTCCACGCTGCGCACCTACCTGTCGGCGACGACGCCGGAAATAAAGATCCGGCGCTTTGGCAAGAATGATGATCAGGTCACGGTCCGCATCGATCGCTCGACCTTGGTGGTGACGGGCAACGCGATCGACGTCAGCAAGGACATGATCCGCCGCCTGCTGCGCTGCTACCTGTCGCAGGGCGTGGCCAACGAGGAGACCGGCTGGACGACTGAAAAAGGGCGCGCAATCATTGAAGACGGCGTGTTCAAGGATCCAAATAAGTGGGCGCAGCTGCTGTCTGACGCGCTTACCATCCTCAAGCATAACTGGGACCACCGCCCCTGTCAGCTCACGCCTACGCAGAACTATGAGGGCTGGTCTCGCGTGGTGCGCGAGGCGGTCAAGTTTGCGCTTGGCGTCGATGTTGATGATTCACGTGAGGAAATGGCCGAATTTGATGACGATCGCCAGCAGTGGCAGGAAACCATGGCGCGTGTGTTTAGCATCAAGGGCGAGGCGGTGTTTACGACGGTTGATATTGCCGAGCTGGCCAAGGGCACAACTAGGTCATCGTCGTTTTCAGTCAGCGCGGCGTCAGCGCCAAAGCCGATCGACGAGCTGGCGGAGGAATTTGAATTTCACCGTGGTGGGCAGGCGAAGTTCGTAACACGGCTGGGTAATTTTCTCAAAACGCACAAGGACAGAGCATTTCCAGTGGGCACTGACGCCATGCGCTTACGTCGCATGCCACACAAAACGAAAAACAGCAATGAGAAGACGCGCTGGCATTTTGTGAAGGTGCGCTGAGTGCCTCTTAGGTGCCTCTTGTATGGTTTTTTGGCTGTGTCACTAGAACTTCTAGGCTTACAGCCTGTTTTACTAAGAGGCGTAAGAGGCACTAAGAGGCACTTTCTCCCTCAAGGGAAATAATGGTTGTGAATAATACAAAACGAGTACGTTCTCTATATGTACTATTTCACATGCTTTTTTTTACGGGGTGTAGGTGCCTCTTAATGCCTCTTATGCGCCTCTTCTTTTTCAGGCTGTGTGCTTAGAAGTTCTAAGGACACAGCCATGTAAGAGGCACTTTCTGGTCTGCTACGGTTCAGCTGTGTATTCGGTTGGTTATTTTGCAGTTTTAACGCGCGCATGCAAGAAAGTCGTCTAGCGCATACAGAAAGGAGGGTGAAATGGTGAAAAAGACTAAAAAGTCACGTAAGCTGGTGGTTCAGGACATGACTGTGGATAATATGACGGAGAGTATGAAGAAAGAACAGGCTGCTGGCTGGGATTACAGCGTGCTGATCAACAACCCGATTTTGCCCAGTGTTTTTAAGATTGTGAAATGACAGTCGCCAGCCGAATACGCAACAAAAAACCCCGGGGCTCTCGCTCCGGGGTTTTCACTGTCATCAATTTTGCCGAATCCGTGACAGTCAGGCGGCGACCAGATCGAGCAGCTTGCCCGCGGCGCGCTCGATCGAGACGCGATCGTCCTGCCACTGGACGCCCTTGGCGGCGGCGGTCAGGCCGGTCACCACATCCCACACCGATTCCATCGGGCGGCCCTCTTCAGCCTCGTGGGAAGCCTGCGCGCGGGCGATCAGGCTCGAGGTGAACTTGCGCGACTTCAGAAACTCCTCGACGTTGTCCACCTTCTTATTCTGCGCGGCGATCAGTTTGGCCTCGACCGGGCTGGCCGCGCTGTGGCGATAGGTCTCGAGGACCGGCAGCGCCTGCTCGAGCCAACGATCGGGAGCGCCCGAGGTGTGGCGGATGGCGATGCGGCTGACGTCCTGCGCGCCCCAGACGATGCGGTTGCAGCAGGCGTAATCGAACAAGAAGGCGGTGATTTCGAGGATGCCAGCGCCGACTTCCGAGTTGCGGACGAAGAAACCACGAGCCAGCGAGCCCTGACGACCACCGCGGCGGTTCGGCAGCACGATGCGGTTTTCCTCGTCGGCGAGGAACACGAACATATCGCGATCGCCCGCATAGAGCGTGGTGTTGGCCTTGGTCACGTCGATGCGCTTGCCAAACTCGCCCGGCACGCGCCAGTCGCCGTCGATGCCATTGCCGAAGTTGGCCTTGAGCGCATCGGCGATCGTGGTGTTCCACACGCGGCCATAGTTCGGGCCAGTGGCGGCGTCGAGCGAGAAGCCCTCGTCGCCGCGGCGGAGGAGCAGGCCGACGTCGGCGACGTCGCGGGTGACCTTGAGGCCGAAGTTGACGCAGTCAGCAGCCAAAGACGGGTGTAGGGTGCGAAGGTAGCCAGCAGGCGCGCCAGCGAGGTTGGCCAGCTGGCCGAAGGCGAAGTGGGTCGGCGCGGCGGCGTTGCCCTTCTCGCCGACGATGTGCAGGCCGTTGTCGCCGTCCGGCTCGCAGGTGATCGAGCGGCTCGAGACGACCTTGCCCGCCGAGCGGACGCGCTGGTTGTAGCAATGTTCAGCCAGATCGTTGAGGTTGACGAAGCGTTCGTCGTTCGGGCGCGAAGCCCACTGGCGGGAAGCGGCGGTCAGGGTGGAGGTGTTCGCGAGAGCCATGATTTTCATCCTTCGGGTGTTTGCGGCGTCTTGCCGCGTTGAACTGTCTGTACCTTAGAAGCTGCGTATTCGGCTGTCAATCTAATTCCACAGGATTTTAGATCCTGTGGATAACTTTTTTCAGCGGTAGATGTTCAGCTTGTCGAGAGCGCGCTCGTCGTGCTTGGAGACGCAGCCTTGCAGGTTCTCGAGGATCCAGTTTGCGCCCTCGCCGGTGACCTGAAAGCCCTCGCGGGTGTTCTTGAGCAGGATCGGGCCGACGCCGAAGACGACGCGCTGGTCGATGCTGCTGTCCCAGCCATAACGGATGTTGCCGTGGTCATCGAAGGCAAGGTCGCCCTTGGCCCCGTAGATCAGGGCAGTGGCGATGCGATTGTGTTGGGTCTGGTTCATGCGTGTTCTCCTGTCGAGTGTGGTTCAGAAGCGGCTGCTGTCGATGCCGTGCTCAGCGGCGAGCGCCTTGCCTTCGGCGGTGAACTGGATCCAGACGCCATCATCATTGAAGGTCTTGATCAGGCCAGCCTGCTTGAGCTGGGTGAGGTTGCCGCGCTCTTCCTTGGAGCCGCCGACGTTGCCGCCGACCAGCGGCGTGCCGCTCCAGTTGTCGGCGTCATTGGCGTAGGCGAGGAAGACGCGAAGGGATTCGGTGGTGATGGTCATTTGCTTGCTCCGTTCAAATCAACTGTCCCTAACTTATCGACAGGCGCATACGCTGTCAATCTAACTTTGTGAAAAATTAGAGCCTGTGGATAACTTTCTCGCTGTTGACAGGCGCATACGCATGTCATAGGATTGGGACAGGTTGAAGCGAAGGAGAACGCAGATGCACAAGACCACCGAAACCCTGAAGGCCGAAGGCTCCTACCGCAAGGCGGGCGCGCTGGCCGCCCGGCAGGGCAAGCCCTGCTCCTACGGCTGTCACTACGGCATGCGCTCGAGCCGCGCGCTGGCCATCGCCGAGTTTCACGAGGGCTACGCTAACGAGCGCGCCCTGCAAGTCATACAGGCTGGCGGCGAGCGTCTGGTCTGCTCCAACCGGATCATCTGGGGGCAGTGATGGTCGAGCACATCATCCTCGCCCAGATCAGCGACCGCATCACGGTCGAGGAGTGGCCCGAGCAGACCTTCTGGCGCTGGGTCGTGGCTACTGAGCTGCCGTCGGGCCACTCGAGCCGCTGCCGCGAGATTCGCGCCTACGCCAGCAAGGCGGGCGCGCTGCGCGCCGGACGGAGGCGCAAATGAGCGACAAATATCTGGCGTCGCAGGTCAACTACCTGACGGCGGAGCAGGCCGAACGCTACAAGCGGAAGGGCTATGTCGTCGCCCGCGACAGCCGCGACGGCACATGGACTGCGACCCGGCTGGTCGATCAGCCGGTCCAGCCCGGCCAAGCCCCATGGAGCGGACGCAAATGAGCGCGCGCAAGCCAATCGCCGCCGGGACGAGGTTCGCCCGGCTGGTGGTCATCACCCGGGCCGAGAACAATGATCGAGGCTCGACCCAGCACCTGTGCCGCTGCGACTGCGGCAAGGAGACCGTCGTCCGCGGCGGCAGCTTGCGCAACGGCAAGACGCGATCGTGCGGCTGTCTGGCCAGCGACGTGCACCGCACAGTGCTGAAGCGCGCCAAGCGCGTCGGCTTCTATAGTTCGGCTTGGATCGACGACAACGAATGGGACAGCTGATGCCTTATAAAACCATGACCAAAATCGAAGGCCGCGACGACTTGCTGCCCAGCCAGCTGGTGTTCGCGTGCCGGGAAGACATCGACGCCGCGGTCGCCTGCATGCGCGATCGCGTGCCGAACATCCAGCAGGTGATCGTCGTCGAGACGGAGGACGAGCCGACCCATCGCTGGGCGTTCGACGGCGTCTTGGCGGTCGAATCACGGCAGGCGCGCATCGATCGCCTTGTCGCCAACGCCCAGAATGTTGCGGCGCGGCTCAAGGAGGAGCGGCGGCAACAGGGCCCATGGTTCACCCTCAAACACACTGGCCCGGAGACGGTCGAGCTGCGCGAGCTGGGCGTGACCAATATCAAGGGCAAGCAGATCGGCGTCAGGATCCGCCGCACGCCCGGCGAATTTATCGAGGATCCTGATGGCGACTGGCGCAACTGGCGCAGCAGTGATGGGCGCAAGGCTGGCCCGGTGATCACGCTGCACGCCGACTGGACGCTCGACGGGCGCATATCCAGCTCAGGGGCGATCTTTGAGGTTGAGCCGCCTGAAGCCTGCGAGGCGGCGCTCGAGCGGGGGATACAGCAGCGGATCGACAAGGCGCAGCGCCTGCACGACAAGGCGGCGGGCATAACTCCGCCAAAGCTTCACCAGCGGCTGACCGAGCTGGCCGATCGCTTGGACAAGGGCGAATATGTCACGCTGGCGCAGGATGTAGCATTGATTCGCAAGGCCGCCATGGCGTTGAGCGGCGGCGCTATCAATCTGAAGAAGGAGAAAAAGCATGTTTGACTGGCTGCGCAACAAGTTCAAGAAAAGATCGATGGTGATCACCTACGCGCCGCCGCCGCCTGAAGGCGCGCCTGAAGATCCGTACACCACTTATCTGAAGCGGGGACAGAACTTCGTCTGCACCTACTGCGGCGGCATCGACTTTTACGACGGCCCGTCTGGCGGCATGAGCACCAACAAGCTGTGCGCCAACGAGGCGTGCCGCCACAAGTTCAACTATACAGCGTTCATCAACCGGGTTGATGACCTGCGCAGCACATGGGAGCGCCGCCTTGAAGACTGACACCTACACCGTTGAGCTGACCGTCAGCACGTGGTTCAGCATCGACGTCGAGGCGAGGAACCCCGATGAGGCTGAAGCGGCGGCGCTGGCCCGCTACCGGAGCAGCCCCAGCCCCCGGGCCGACTTCGCCTGCGGCGACGACGAGCCGACCGTCGATGGCGTGACCAAGACAAGCTGATCTTGCGAAGCGTATGCGCCTGATCCATAATCGGGCGCATGGGCACACCTCCTCTCGTTTACCGCACGCCGCGCAAGGATCCCTGCGAATACAAACTGCCGTGGCGTGCGGTCTATTCGCCCTTCGTCGCCGAGCGAATCTGTGACGAAGTGGCCTCGGGCCGCACCCTCGACCGCATCGCCATCGAAGAGCCATGGGCCCCGAGCGCCCGCCAGATGCGCTACTGGCTCAACGAGCACCCTGATTTCAAAGTCATCTATTACGACGCCATGCACATGCGGGCCGAAAAGGCGGCGCAGGAGATTCTCGAGGTGGCCGACGACCTGACGGTCGATCCCGAAGACCGCAAGATCATGATCGCCGCCCGGCAGTGGCTGGCGGGCAAGCTCAACCCGCGGGACTGGGGCGAGCGCAAGATCCTCGAGCAGAACATCAACGCCACCGTCAAGGCGGTGCAGCAGCTCGACGTCAGCCATCTGAGCACGCCGGAGCTGCATGCGGCCCGGGCGGCTCTGGCTTCGATCGTTGACGTGGTCGAGGGGAGCGACGAGGATGACGACACCGATTAAGACCCGCATCACGGTCGATATAGACGGCGAGAAGACCAGCGTGATGCCGCTGGGCCTTGAGTGGAACGGTGCCTGCTGGATTCTGCGCGGCTGGGAGACCGGCAAGGACGAGCCAGCGCGCGCCTTCGTCATCAAGGAAGTCAGCGTCAACGCCACGGAGGACAGCCATGGTCGATGTGTTGAACAAGATCCTTGACTGGTGGGCTGGCCTCAAGCGCAGCGTTGACACCGACATCACGTGGCCGCTGATCAAGGTGCGCCATGAGACGCTCGAGGGCGCGCGGCACGAGTTTTGGACGCATGTCTGCGCCGACCCGGCGTGGCTGCGGCTGGGCCTCGACGAGGCGCACAAACGCATTGAAGCCCTGAAATGACCATGACTGACGCCCTGTGGCCGGTGCTGGCTGTTATCGTGCTGTTCAGTATCGGCGTTGGGCTCGAGGCGGCATACCATGCCATTAAGAAGGCCCTGAAGTGACCACAATCAGCCTGCCCAGAACGATCGACGCCCACGCCCTGAAGCGGTCGATCGACAAGGAGCTGTGCGAGCGCAGTCTGGCTGATTTTGTCAAGATGGCGTGGAAGCACATCGAGCCCGGGCAGGTCTATTTTCACAACTGGCACATTGATTTCATCTGCCAGCATCTCGAGGCGATCGAGCGCGAGGAGCGCGTCGATGACGAAGTCTACAATCGTTTATTGATCAACGTCCCGCCCGGCATGATGAAGTCGATGCTGGTCGGCGTGTTCTTTCCGGCATGGCTGTGGGGGCCGCGCAACAAGGCGCACCTGCGCATCCTCGCCGTCAGCCACAACATCGAGCTGGCTGAGCGCGACAACATGCGGATGCGCCGCCTGATCGAGAGCGAGTGGTATCAGGATCTGTGGGGCGATCGCGTCATCCTGACCAGCGACCAGAACGCCAAGCGGCGCTACGAGAACACCGCCACCGGCTGGCGCATGGCGGTCGCCGCGGGCGGCGTCACCGGCTGGCGCGCCGACATCGTGATCGTCGATGACCCCCATAGCGTCAAGGGCGGCGACAGCGACGCCGATCGCCAGACCGTCTGCACGTGGTTCCGCGAATCCCTGCCGACCCGCCTCAACCGGCCCGACTCCAGCGCCATTATCGTGGTCATGCAGCGGGTGCACGAGAACGACGTCAGCGGCACCATCCTCGACGGCGACATGGGCTACGACCACATCATGCTGCCGATGCGCTTCGACCCCGACCGGGCCTGCGGGACCAGACTGGGCTACGAGGATCCGCGCCAGATCGACGGCGAGCTGCTGTTCCCGGCCCGCTTTCCGCTGGCGGTGGTCGATCGCGACGAGAAGATCCTCGGGCCCTACGCCACCGCCGGGCAGATGCAGCAAGCGCCGACCCCTCGAGGCGGCGGCGTGGTCAAGGACGCCGACTGGCTGCTGTGGGTCCAGCCCGAGTACCCGCCGCTCGACTTTATTCTCGCCTCGATCGACACCGCCTACACCGAAAAGACCCAGAACGACTATAGCGCCATGACGGTGTGGGGCGTGTTCTCGGGCGAGCACGACAAGATGACGACGCGCGGGGCCGATCGCTACGGCAAGCCGTTCCCGATGCCCAAGGGCGGCGGCCCTGAAGGCATGAGCAAGATCGTGCTGATGTTCGCATGGCAGGACCGGCTGTCGATCCATGATCTGGTCAAACGGGTGGCCGAAACCTGCAAGTCGATGAAGGTCGATCGTCTGCTGATCGAGAGCAAGGCCAGCGGCATATCGGTGTCGCAGGAGCTGCGCCGCCTCTACGCGCATGAGCCATGGGCGGTCCACCTCATCAACCCGGGCAATCAGGACAAGCTGTCGCGGCTGCACAGCGTCGAGCATTTCTTCGCCGAAGGTATGGTGTATGCGCCCAACAAATCATGGGCCGAGCTGGTGATCCGGCAGGTCGCCAGCTTTCCCAAGGCCAAGCACGATGATTTGACCGACACCGTCAGTCAGGCCATCCGCCACCTACGCGATTCCGGCCTGCTAATTCGCTCGGAAGAGCATCTGGCTGACCTTGCCAACGAGATGGATTTCAATAATGTTAAGCAGCCCCCGCCTCTGTATTCGGTTTGACAGGAGAACACCAATGTCACGCTTCCCTCACAGCGTTGGGAATATCAAGTCTTCGATTGCTGATGCGCTCGACGAGACGCACCCGGGCGGCTACGGCGTGGGCGGCTTTGGCGCAGGGCCGACGCAGCCGGACGAAGGCCATCCGCTCCAGACGCCCGAGCAGCGCCAGAATATGGAGGAGCTGGCCCACGTCGCCGAGAATGATCGCATGCCGTCGATCCAAGGCGTCAATATGGACTTCGGCGCGGCCATCCTGCTGATGGAGAGCGGTCTCAAGGTGCAGCGCGACGGCTGGAACGGCAAGGATATGTGGATCGCCCTGTCCGGCGTTAATGGAGCGCGCGAGGTGTACAGCGAGAAGCTGTGGTCGAAGCCTGCCCGCGATTACGCCCGTCTGCAGCCCGGCGGCACGGTCAAAGTTTTGCCCTGCATCATCATGAAGACCGCCACCGGCGAGCTGCTGATGGGTTGGCTCGCAAGCCAGAGCGACATGCTGGCCAAGGACTGGAGGGTTGTGCCGTGACTGAAGACCAGCAGATTCAACTGCGCGTGCAGGCGCTCGCCTTCGCCAACAATCTGGCGAGCACGCTGCCGCCGCAGCAGGTCATCGAGGCGGCAGAAAAGTATTTTGCCTTTATGACAGGCGAAAAACCGAAAAACGGAGAGGCGCGCCATGAGCCACGAGAGAGAAACCCCGAAGTTTGATCCCAAGCCGCAGCGTCGCGAGCCTGAGCCCAAGCGCGCCGCGGCCAAGGAAGAGCCGCCGGTCGCCACCACGCGCGAGCGCAAGCCCAGATCGTGGATCGAAGGGCGGTTCAGGCAGTGAGCGGCGAGTTTAAGCCGCCGCTGTTCACGCCGGTGCCGCCATTTGAGCCGGTGAAGCTGTGGATTGGCGTCTGTCGCGACGGGCCTTGGCAGGGCCTTCGCATGACAGCAGGTTCGCGATTTGTCTCGGCCCCTGAAGGCAATGAATATTGCAACGATGGGGCTGGTTTCTGGAATTGGGTGGAGCTGCATCATGACCGAAATCTCTGACAAAGTCGCGCCGATCAGTGGCCTTGCTATCGATGTGGCGAAGACGCTGTGGTGCCCTTTTATCACGATCATTGCGGTGCCGCCGGTCAGCGGCACCCCCCATGTCGCCAACTCTCGCGGCATGCGGCTGGCCTACGGCGCGACTGATGAGGACATCCAGAAAAACATGAACTGCATCGCCACGCGCTGCATGTCGTGGATACCGGACGCCGTCGCGCCGACCACGCATGGCACTTGTCGGCTGATCACCGGCGTGGGAGTGAAAGCGTGACTTATGCCGGGAGATGCTACGGCGGCCCATGGGATGGCCTGTGCTACGCCAACCACCTCCCGACCAAGGAGCTGTTGGCACCGGGCCCGATTTCGCTTGGCCAGTACCGGCATGACGCGACTGAAAAATGGCTGTGGGAGAGCAATGACGTGCCGAATGTCTTTGAAAAGAACCTTAATGGCTTCCTGAACGGCGTCTGCCACGGCGGCCCGCTGCACGGCAAGGGCCTGACCCATGACAAGCCCGTCAAGGCGTTTGTCGCCACCAACACCGGCGGCTGGGATGGCGAATACCGTTACAACGATGAAATGCAGGATTGGCGGTGGAAAACCAGCAGCCAAGTCGAACTTGACGCCCTTGGCTGGGGCGGCTCCGATGTGAAGGAAAAGCCTATGAGCAGGTTAGCCGAAGAACAGGTTGAGATGCAGATCCGCGAAGGCGGCAAGACTGCGCCGCGTATTACGCCGGAAATTATCGACCAGCGCATCCGTCAGGTGAAATACTATCGCTTTCCTGACAGCACGCTGATGATCTGCGCCATCGAGCTGATGAACGGCTATCACGTCGTCGGCGAGGCTGGCTGCTCCTCGCCGATGACTTTCGATGAAACCATCGCCAAGCGCATCGCCTTCGACGACGCCCGGCGCAAGATTTGGGCGCTCGAGGGCTATGTGCTCCGCAACGTCCTGAAGGGTATGTGATGATGAAAGCGCAGGCCACTGTCGATCGTTTCGTGTTTCCCAGCGGCATGCCGTCAAAGTCGATGTGGAAGGTCTATGTTTCGGACCCGTCACACGAGCACAGGCGCGACTACACCATCATCGCCGACGACGAAGACGCCGCGGCCAAGGAGGGATTGCGTCGTTTTCAGGCCGAACTGGACCCGGAGCCCCATCTGGACGTATAGTCGGGCCAAACATCCCTCGAGGACGCGCCATGCCGCTTGTGCCGGGACTGTCACCCTCTATCCGCGTCACCAACGAGGGAGTGCCCGGCGCGATCGCCCCCGGCCTCTCAATCAGGCACGACAACGAGAATTACGAAGGCGCGCCAGAAGTCGATAAATCCGGCGCGGTCATCAAGATCGAGCATGCCGATGGATCGGTCACTGTCTCCCTCGACGGCAACCCGCTGATCGGCGCGCCGGAAGACGAGAACGCAGGCTGGTTCGACAACCTAGCCGACAAGATCGAAGACAACGAGCTGGCGCGCATCGCCGACGACCTGCTGCGCGGCGTCGATGACGACCTGCAGAGCCGCAGCGACTGGATCGAGGAGCGCGCCCAAGGCATCAAGCTGCTCGGGTTCAAGATCGAGCTGCCCAACGTGTCCGGCTCGACCGACGGCGCTCCGGTCGAAGGCATGTCCAAGGTGCGGCACCCGCTGCTGCAGGAGGCCGTGCTGCGTTTTCAGGCCAACGCCCGCTCGGAAATGCTGCCGACCGACGGCCCGGTCAAGATCCGCGACGACGGCAATCAGGGCAATATCCAGCAAGACACGGTGGCCAATGCGCTCCAGAAAGACCTCAACCACTATCTTACGGTCACCGCCACTGAATATTATCCCGACACGGATAAGATGTTTCTGCTGCTTGGATTCGGCGGCACCTCGTTCAAGAAAGTTTATAATTGTCCGCTACGAAATCGGCCCGTGTCTGAATCGGTTGACGCCAACGACCTCATCGTCAACGACGCCGCCACCGACCTAGCCAACGCCAAGCGCGTCACCCATCGCATCCAGATGAAGCCGTCCACCGTCAAGCGCATGCAGATCATCGGCGCTTACCGCGACATCGATCTGGCGACGCCGCTCGAGCCCAAGACCGACGCGGCCAAGGAGGCGGCCAACAACCAGCAGGGCATCACGCCCAGCTCGATGCGCCCGGATGACCGCAACCGGGAAATCTACGAGTGCTATTGCGAGCTGGACATCAAGGGCTACGAACACAAGCACAAGGGCAAAGTGTCCGGCCTCGAGGTGCCCTATTGCGTCACCATCGACGTGTCGTCGAAGCAAGTGCTGTCGGTCACCCGCAATTTTGACGAAGAGACGCGAAAATTGCCGGTCGCGCGCGAGAATTTCGTCAAATACACCTATGTGCCCGGGCTGGGCTTCTACGACCTCGGCCTGCTGCACATCCTTGGCAACACCACCAACGCAACGACGGCTGCATGGAGAGAAATGCTCGATGCTGGCATGTTCGCCAGTTTCCCCGGCTTCCTGATGGCAGACACGGGGGCTCGCCAGAACACCAATATCTTCCGCGTGCCGCCGGGCGGTGGCGCGTTGGTAAAGACCGGCGGGCTACCCATAAATCAGGCCATCATGCCCTTGCCTTACCAGCCGCCGAGCCCGGCGCTGATGCAGCTGATCGACAACATGGTGCAGACTGGCCAGCGTGTTGGCGGCACCGCCGAGATGCCGGTCGGCGAGGGCAAGGCCGACATCCCGGTCGGCACTATCCTCGCCCTGATCGAGCAGGCGACCAAGGTGCTGAACGCGGTCCACAAGCGCATGCACGCCGCGCAGGCGCAAGAATTTCGCCTGATGGTCCGCTGTTTCAAGGAAAACCCCAAGGCGTTCTGGCGCGCCAACAAAAAGCCAGCCACGCAATGGGACGAGCAGACTTTCCTCGCCGCGCTCAACAACAACGAGCTGACGCCGCAGGCCGACCCCAACACCTCGAGCTACGCCCAGCGCATCATGAAGATCATGGCGCTCAAGCAGCTGCAGCAGCAGAGCCCCGGGCTCTATGACCCGATCGCGATCGACACCGCGGCGGTGTCGGCGCTCGGCTTCACCAATCCGCAACAGTTCATGGCACCTCCGCAGGCGCAGGCCGCGCCGCCGCCCGAGCTGCTCAAGCAGCAGGCCGAGACGCAGGCCAAGCAGACGCAGGCGCAGGCCCAGATGATCAAGGCGCAGGCCGACGCCAAGGTGGCCGACGCCAAGAGCCAGAGCCTGCTGGCGGAGGCGCAGGGGCAAGGGCTCGCCGGTGGCGGGCAGGTGGACACCGAAGTCGATCGCCACATGGCCGAAACCAAGCGCATGGAGGCCGAGACCGGCCAGACGGTCGCCGAACACAACATGACGATCGCGCAAGCCAAGGCGCAGGCCGAATTGCAGAACGCTGGGACGCGCGCCAAGGAGCTGCAGCTGAAGGTGGCGGGCACGCATATGGACGACGCCCACCACCAAGAGGAGCTGCAGGCCAAAGCCAAGGAAAACGCCGTCAATCTGGCCAAAGAAGTGCTGCAGACCAAGGCGGAAGACCACCGCACCATGGCGATCGAGGGCGCGGCCCACCAGCACGAGCGCGGCATGCAGGCTGAAGCCCACGCCCACGAGCACGCGCTGGCCGACAAGGACAAGGAAAAGGCGATCGCGGTCGCCAGAGCCCGGCCAAAGCCTGCCGCCGCCAAGCCGAAAGGCAAAAAGCCATGAACAGGGCCATCCGCTCGGCGCTGCTGACGGCGCACAACCTCTACAAGCACATCCCGCATGTCGTCGGCGGCGGCGCGCCGATGCACAATGGCGGCATACCGGAAGGCTACGCCGACGGCGGCGCGGTCGATCCGACCATGCCGGAGCCGGAGAAGACGGTCAAAGCCTACAAGCTGTTCCGGCACAAGAACGGCAAGCTGTTCCCGCTCTACGTCAACGCCAACCAAGAGGTACCGATCGGCAAGTGGCTGAGCGCCGAAGCCGGTCCCCCGGGCAAGGACAAAGGCAAGGTTAAAAGCAAGCTCGGCGATCTGGCCTACCGGCCCGGCTGGCACTCTGGCGACATGCCGGTGGCCACGCACATCGGATCCAAAAGCCAGAAGGGGCTCACAGCGCCCGACACGCGCCCGCCCGAGCATGTCTGGGCGGAAGTCGAGCACCCGGCAGACGTCGATTGGCAGAGCGTCGCCCACAATCGGGCTCAGATTATGAAAAGCGGCCTGCCCAATCTGGCCACCGCGCACATTACTGATCAGGTGCCGCACGGCGGCCACTATCGCTACAAGACCAACCCCAACATGACCGGCAACTGGATTATCAGCGGCGGCATGAAGGTCAATCGCGTGCTGCCGCACGAGGAAGTGCAGGCGCTTAACCAGCAGCATGGCGTCTATGACCTGCCGCGGCGCGAGCCTCAAAGCTTTGAACCCGATGAACGCCCCGGGCGTGACGTCGGCGGCCAGCTGACTGCGCCGCCGCCAGCTCCCGCTAAGCCGCCGATCGATCTATCCCGCTATCAGGATGCGCCGACCCAGAAGCTGCAGGATATGCCATGGCGGCCACTGGCCGACGTCCACGCCGATCTGGGCCACATGAGCGAAATTCCGTCGCATGTGCAGCATTTTGGCCGCTTCATGGACGAGTCTGCCGAGAAGGCCGCCACCAAGGGCCTGACGCCGCGCGACCTGCTCAAGGCTTACGCCATCACACGCGCCTCGATCGGTCGCGGCGCGCTGCCGCGCAAGACGCTCGAGGCCAATGGCTGGCAAGTGCCCGAAGGCGTGGACTCGCTCCGCCCCGAAGGAGCCATGGGCGAGTGGCTGCATACGCCAATGGGGCAGGAATACTTGCACCACGCCGAGCGTGGGCGCGTGCACGAGGGCGCGATCGCCGACGCCGTGCGCAAATTCAGGCCATTCGGCAAGCAAAACGACACCGAAGGCAAGGCGCTGGCGTGGGCCGCGCATAACCTGCCCGGCATGGAAGGCCACGTCTCCAAGATGGTGCAGGCGTCGCGCCACAAAGACGCCAACCCTACCCTGTGGCGGCACTTCATCAAGACGGTCCCGGGCGTCAACATCGCCAAGGCGGGCTTTCTGGGCTCGATGCTGGGTATGGGCAACCAGCCGACGCTCGATGCGCGCCAGCTCATCCTCAACACCGGCAGGCCAACCAGCGAGGCGGCCAAGCCGATGTCGCGCGTAGGCGGCGCAGAGGAGGCGGTCGATCGTCTGGCTGCACGCCAGAAGGCGCTGCAGCTCGGCATACCGGAAGATTTGGAGCCTTATTACCAGCACCTTGCCCATCATGCGATCTGGGACAAGTCGGCAGGCGAACAAACGACGCACGCCGACCTGATGCACGCCATGCGCTACGCAGCCAAGGGCGGCAGCATCATCAAAACCTCGGGCGGGACGTGGCCTGATCTAGGCAGTCATGAACTTGCACGCTCCATGCACGCAGTTTTTGGAGGCGCAGGCGGTCTGGGAGGCTTGTGGAAGGGCGCGAGCGACCAAAATGTGCGCGAACAGCTGCTAAACACGCCGGATTACGCCAATCCAAACCCAGAATTGGTTAAAAAGGCGCTGGCGCTGGCTCAAAAGACCCATGGCGTCAACCAAACCTTCGATTCGAAGTCGGGAATGTCGTATTCCAACTTCAAAGGCGGCACCAGACCGATCAGTGATGTCACTTCGACAGTAGAACCGATCCCGGGCGTCACGCCGAAGCCTGTAAAACAGCTGGATTGGCAGGATTTCATCCGAAAAAACAAGGGCGCGAGCCTAATTAACGTCGGCGGCGACCGTTCGCGGCTGGGACGACTGACTCACATCAACGACAAGGCGTTAGGCTGGCCTGTGGACCTGCATGCGGGCCCGGATTACATGCGCGAGCCAAATAAAGGCGCGGTTTGGGCCAATGCCCAGAGCAACGCCAGCGGTTTTGCCAACACGGTCAAGAAACTTGGCGAACACGGCAAAGTTTTTGGCGTTTACAAGCCAATGGGCCCGCAGAGCGTCGATTCATCCCGCCAGATGAGCGACGCCCTGATGTCGCAGATCGCCGCGCAGCCGCTGGATCCCAAAGTGGCGCAGGAATTGGACGCCGAACTGAAAAAAGGCGCGCATGAGCCAGACGCAGCGGCGCGTGCCAAGGCGGTGGCGTCGATGGAAAACTGGCCCGGCTTCAGCAACCCGCGCGAGGCGCGCGATCACCTGCTCAAATTGCCCGGGACCGCGCGCAGCTTGGTCGTCAAGCACCTAGACAAGGCCGGGTGGCATGCAAAAGGCGTCCCGCATATCGGGCACACGCGCGTTGCGCTGACGGATCCGGCGGCGCTGACGACCCCCGGCCACATGCTCGGGCACCGCATCGTCGAATTGACGGGCGGGCACCCGGAAGCCTCCGCGTTCGAGCACAATACATATCCCGTGCCCACCGGCGGTAGGTATGTCGGCGACGTGCCCAACGTGCTGGCGCACTACGCCATGCCGGAAGTGCAGCGTGGCTTCGCGCTCAAGCATCATGCTGCAGGCATGACGCATCCGCTGTCTGAAGCAGCTGGAGCGCGGTCGAGTTTTATCAAAATGATGGGCGAGCAGAAGAATGTTCAGCCGATCAATGAGGAAATGGCGCAGGGCGTTGGGCACGCGCAGGAAGTGCAGCAGGGCTTGAAACAAGCTGGCGTGCCCGGCTACGCCGAAGGCGGCGTGGTCGATAAGGCGCTGGCCATGACTGCTCCCCGCGCCCTCACGCCATCCGGCCTCTACAGTCAGGCGGGCGACGCCGCGGCTGCGCTGCCGCAGGCCAAGGGCTCGCCGCAGCAGATGATCGCCAGCATGAAGGGCGTCAAGCCGGAGGAGCTGGCGCACGCCAACCCCATGGGCAAGTTCGGCGATCAAAAAAGCGTGACGCGCGACCAGCTTGCCGGGCACATGCGCTTCAACCTGCCGCGGATCAACGAGACCACGCACAGCGACGACGACATCGACGAGGATGACGAGGGCGAGCGCGCAGGCGGCCCGAAATATGAGGAATACTCAATCCCCGGCGGCCAGAATTATCGCGAGTTGGTGATGCACACGCCCAAGACGCCGACGCCACCGGCGACGCCGGAGATGCAGGCGGCGCTCAAGCACCAGAACGACACTTACTGGGCGGCTAATGGCTGGCACATGCGCAACCAGTATGCGCTCGACAAAGATAATCCCGAGAAGATGGCCGAATACAAGACCCTGCATGACGCCCAGACTGCGGCGCAGCGCCATTACAGCCAGCTGCAGCAGGAGCATGTCGCCAAGGCCAAAGCGAAAGACTATCATTCCAGCCATTGGGATGAGCCCAATGTGCTGGCCCACCTGCGCATGTCCGATCGCAAGCTGCCCAATGGCGAGAAGGCGCTCCACCTCGAGGAGCTGCAGAGCGACTGGGGGCAGGGTGCGCGTGAGCATGGCGTGCGCGGCGCAGAGCCGGAGCCCGACTGGCAGAAGAACCTCGAGGAAATGCGCAGCCGCCGTGGCAAAGAGGGCTTTGCCGACCCGGCGGAAGAGGCGCGCTTTCAGAAGCTACACAAACATGAGTGGGCGGTGCCTGCCGGTCCACATATTGGCTCGACCAACGGCTGGACCGATCTGGGGCTCAAGAGGGCTTTGATCGAGGCGGCTCGAGGCGGTCACGATCGGCTGGCGTGGACGCCGGGCGAAGAGCATGCCGATCGCTACGGGATGCAGAAGCACTTCAGCGAAATACGCTATGAGCCTAGCCGGAAGCATCTTTATGCTTTCCAGCATGCTGGCGCTGGCGCGTCGCCGCAGGAAGTCGAACCAGACCAGCTGCACCAGTATGTCGGTCGCGATCTGGCCAACCGGCTGCTGTCCACCGAACCGAAGAGCGGCGCGCATGTGCTCACCGGCGACGATCTGCGCGGCGGCGGCGAAGGCATGAAGGCGTATTACGACAAGCTGGTGCCGACCCGGCTCAAGGAGATTCTCAAAAAGTTGGGGCATGAGGCTGATTTTGAACCAGTAACCATCAAACACCCTTCCAAACACGGCAAGCGCGGCGACGACGCCCAGACCACGCTGCACTCAGTCAAGCTGCCGAAAGAGTTGCGTGAGAAGATCAAAAAGGGCCTGCCTGCGTTCAGCACCGGCGGCGATGTCGATATGGTGAACCGTGCTTTGCGTGTCACGGCCAAACCTGCCAAACTACACGCCCAACGCGCTTTGGGGAGTTAGGATCATGTGCTTTTCACTCGCTTGGCTGCAACAGCTGCTGATCTGGATCGTGATCGTCGGCGCAATCGTCGCCATCCTGCAGCTGTTCGTGCCGTGGGTGGTGGCCAATGCTGGCATTTTTGGTGATGCGGTGAACATCATCCTGCAGATCATCAAGATCGTCGTATGGGCGATCGTGGTCATTTTTGTCATTTACGTCGCGTTCGATCTGATCAGCTGCCTGCTGTCGTCAGGCTCTCTCAAGTTGCCGCGGTCGTAACTTCCCGGCCCCCGGGGGCCAAACACCCGAGAGGACTAAAACCATGTCCGCACAAGCAAAACAATACCGCGCAGCGATGAAGGCTAAAGCCCAAAGGCTGGGAGGCAATATGTCAGCTGGCAAGGTTGACGCCAGCTCATTCGGGCCTGTCGAGGGCTCGGATCCGCTCAACGCCGACATCAAGGCTGGCCTGCGCCCGGTCGCCCCACGCGCCTATCAGCGCGGCGGCGCGGTGACCGGCGAGGAGCACCATGCCCACGGTGGCCGCGTTGGCCGCAAGAGCGGCGGAGGCATGCCGAGAAAGATCGCCGATGAAATCGCCATGAACGATGTGGTGGACGCCAACAAGTCGATCTATGGCAGCAAGCACGTCGGCGGCCTGAAGCGCGGCGGAAAGGCTGGCGGCGGCCCGCTGGGCGGCTTCAACGCCATCACCAGCCCGCAACAGGCTGCGGCGGCTGGGCAGGCCACGCAGAACGTCGCAGGCGTCGCTCCGCAGCGCATGCAGTTCGGTCAGGGCGCACCCGGTTTGCTGCACGTCAAGAAGGGCGGCGCGGTAAAACGTGATGCGGGCGGATCCACCAAAGACAACGCTGATGTTGTGTTGCCGAAGAAGGGCGACGATGGCTCGAGCGGCCCCGGACGTCTGCATGGGTACGCCGAAGACAACAGCGGCGGCGAGACCCCGAAAAAGCGCGGCGGCAAGGTCGAGCATCCATACAAGGCGGAAGACAAAGCTTGCGCCAAGAAACTGGCGCGGCACCACCGCGCTGCAGGCGGGGGAGAAGATCCCGACGAGGCGGAAGACAAGGCCGATCAGGCTGAGCAGGCTGAAAAGAAGTGCAGCGGCGGCTCGATGCGCGCCGCGCGCGCCCATGGCGGCAAGACTGGCAAGGGCAGGACCAATATCAACATCATCATCGGGGCGCACGCGCCCGGCGGTGAACAGCAGCAGCCTCCGGGCGGGCCTCCGGCTCCGCCGCCGCCGCGTCCGATTCCGGTGCCGCCTCCGGCAATGCCGGGCGGGCCGCCTCCGGGCGCAGGCGGGCCGCCTCCGATGGGCGGGCCGCCTCCGATGCCCATGCCTCCGCCGGGTGGCATGCCGCGCGCTTCCGGCGGGCGGGCTTATCCGATCCAGCATGCTGCAGGCGGCGGCAAGGGCCGCCTCGAGAAGATCAAAGCCTATGGAGAGAAACCATGAGCTTCGAAAAAAGTGCAGCCAACCATGCAATGGCCGTTGCTCTGGGGCTTCTGATCCTGCTGTTCGCTTTTGCAGGCTTCATCATTTCCGCCCGTTCCCAGCAGATCGAAATCGGACCGGGCGGCGTCCACGTGAATCCGCTGCCGGACTATGGTCGTCATCGCAGCTGGGGCCGCACATGCGAGGAGCTTCGTCTCGCATGCGAATACAAGTCGGAGCGCGGTGAGGAGGGCATGGGAAATTGCCGTCGCTACCGTGAAACATGCCAGTAATGAAACAGGGAGATGAATGATGGTTTTGCGTCATGTTGTAATTCGCGGAGTGGCTGATATTGGCGACGTAGTCGGTCCCGGCTGGAGTCCAGTTGACCCCGGTTTCGGCCAGCCCGGCTGGCGTCCGGTTGATCCGGGCTTTGGCGCTGGCGCGCCGCCGGTGGATCCGGGCTTTGATCGCCCCACACATCCGCATCCCGATCAGGGCTTGCCCGGTTACGGCCATCCCGATCATGACCTGCCCGGCAGGCCGCCTCATCCTTCGCATGGCCTCCCCGGTTACGGCCATCCCGATCAGGGCTTGCCCGGCTACGGCCATCCCGACAACAGCCTGCCCGGCCTTCCGGTCTACCCTTCGCAGGGTCCGATCCTTCCGGCACCTCCCGGCCATCCGATCCCCACGCCGCGCGTGCCGGTGGTGCAGGTCATCCAGCTGCCGATCGACGAGACGCTTCCGACTGAGCCCCCGCACCGGCCCGGCAGGATCTGCATCGTGGTCGATGGCGAAACCAAGGCGGTTGGCTGGCTGCAGGGTTCAGACGACCTTCCGGTCGCCGCGCCCAAGAGTGAAGCGCCGGTTGTCGGCGGCCACTGGGTTCCGGTCGAAGTCTATCCGCAGGCGGCACCCAAAAAGTGCAGCGACGGCAGCGAGGGCGTAGGCAAGACCGGCTTTGCGTGGGTGTTCGAAATCGACAAGGACTGGGGCGCGAAGCCGACGCCGACGGCGTAAAGACAAAATAAGGCCCCGCTCGCGTACATCCGGCGTAGCGGGGCCCTTTTTGTCACGGTTCCGGGGCAGGAACAAGGCGTCATACAGCAAGAACGTAGCAGGATCAAGCGATGGCATTGACAAGTCGGGCCGCGTTCGCACAAAGTATGCGGGAGCAGGTCCGCATACGGGTCGATGCTTTGAAAGACAATATGGCGTTTGGCGGCGGCGTGCCCACCTTTGAGGCGTACCGCGAGCTGGTCGGTCAAGTGAGGGGCCTGTATGAGGCCATCGAAATACTCGACGAGGCCGAACGCATTATCGAAGAACGTGAAAGAGGCCGCTGATGGCTTATGCCCAGATGGAGCATGAATTGGAGCCTCGTTTGAAGCTCCTGAAAGAATTGGGCGACATTTCGGGCATCGAGCTGTTCACCAACCACGTGCTGGTTGCGGTCTACCAGCGTCCTGAAAAGACCAAGTCCGGCATCTTCCTGCCCGGCCAGACGCGAGATGAAGATCAATACCAATCCAAAGTCGGCCTCGTGATCAAGAAAGGGGCGCAGGCTTTTGTCAGCACCGGCGGCTGGAATTTCGAAGACGTCAATGTAGAGGACTGGGTCATCTTTCGCCCCTCCGACGGCTGGGCCACCGGCATCAATGGCGTCTACTGCCGCTTTCTCGTCGATACCTCCATCAAAGGGCGCGTCAGCTCGCCTGACCTGATCTGGTGAATCCCATGGCCAAAGACCCCAACATCGACCCAGACTGGACACCGCCGGTTGACAGGGCTGAACAGCAAACGCCGGATCCGATCGCCGAACTGAAGGCGCAGCTCGCCCGCGAGCAGGCGGCGCGCGCCGACGCCGAGAAGCGCGCCAACGAGCTGGCGCAGGCTGCGCACAGCTCGCAGAACGAAGTGGCCGACAGCCAGCTGCAGCTGGTCACCTCGGCGATCGAGCGCGTCAAGGAACAGCGCACGCTGATCCGCAACGCCAAGGCGCAGGCCGCGGCGGCAGGCGACTGGGACGCCGTCGCCGTGCTGGATGACCAGCTGGCTGACGAAGCCGCCAGACAACTGCAGCTGGAGAACGGCAAGGCCGCCATGGAGGCGCAGCCGAAGCCGCAAGCGCCGCAACCGATCCGCACCATGTCGCAGGATCCGGTGGAGGCGCTGGCCAGCCAGCTGACGCCGCGCTCCGCCGCATGGGTTCGAGCCCATCCCGAATGTGCTCGAGACCAGAAACTCTATGCCAAGATGATCGCCGCCCACAATCTGGCGGTCGCCAATGACATCGAGCCGGATTCCGACGAATATTTTCACACGGTCGAGCAGACGATCTACAACAAGAAGCCTGTCACGAACGTCGAAGAAAATGACGATGATGACGATGATGATCCGATGGCTGCCGCCGCCAAAGCGGTTCCGGCGCGCGCCGCGGCTCCGCCAGCAGCTCCAGTCAGCCGCGGCAGCGTCAACACTCGCAGTATGCGCCTGACGCCTGCCGAGCGCGAAGCTGCTGAAATTTCCGGCCAGACTGAGCAGGAATACGCGCAGGCGAAGGAAGACATGATCAAAGCGGGCCGCATTGGCCAAGGAAGGATTCACTGATGGCCGCCTCCAAGATCCCCGGGCTGGGCGCTCCTGAATTTGAGCGCGAGCCGATGCGCGAAAGCTTTGAGGACCACCTCAAGCGCGCTGCAGACCGTATGGCCGTATTACGCGGTCACTTTGGCGATGAAATTCTTGACGCAGGCACCGACGAATTTTACATCGCGCCGTCCGACATTCCGCCGGGCTGGGATTACCAGTGGAAGCGTCACGTGTTGCTTGGCAAGGAAGACCCGGCCTATCAGGTGCAGCTGGCGCGCGCTGGCTGGGAGCCGGTGAAAACCCGTCGCCATCCGCATTTCATGCCCGATGGCTCCAAAGACACCTTCATCACCCGCAAGGGCATGATCCTGATGGAGCGTCCGCTGGAGCTGACCCGGCAGGCCGAGCGTGCCGAGCGCGACAAGGCCCGCAAGCAGGTTCGCAACAAGGAAGAGCAGATCACTGCTGCGCCTCCCGGGCAGTTCGACCGCAGCAACAAGGGCGATTCAATGACCAGCGTCAAGAAGGGCTACGTGCCCATGCCGGTCCCTGAAGGATAGTTTTTACAAACCCCGCTTGACGGCGGGGTTCATTCGGCAGTAAATACGCGAATACGCCGCCCTCGGGGGTGGTTCAACAACTCCCGGTCTCCTATTCGCCCCGGTGCGCGATGACGAGCCTCCTAGCAGAGGTTTGCGCGCTATGCCGAACATCAACGCTCCCTTCGGATTCCGCCACTTCAGGGGTAACGGCTCGGCCCCGACCTATGAGCAGGTCGAGTACGCGATCACCGTTACCGCGCCTGCGATCTATTTCGGCGACCCCGTCGTCGCGCAGGCCGACGGTTCGATCGCCGCTCCGACCGCATCTTCGGGCAACACGCCCGCCGTCCTCGGCATCGCTGGCATCTTTCAGGGCTGCAAATATCTCTCCATCGCGCAGAAACGTGTCGTCTGGTCGAACTACTGGCCGGGCAGCGATGCTGTGGCCGGTTCCGCCAGAGGCTATGTCGTCAACGATCCGAACGCCCAGTTCGTCGCCCAGTCCGACGCCACCGGCGCGGCGCTGGTCGATGTCAACGCCACGGTCGGCTTCATTTTCGCCGCGGGCAACGCCTTCAACGGCATTTCCGCTTACACTCTCGACATGACCGCAGGCAACCTGAACGTGGCCAACAACCCCTTCAGGATCGTGGCGATCATCAACGATCCGCCCGGCGCGCAGGGCACGCTCAGCAATGGTCAGCCCTACGACTGGGCCGTGGTGGCGTTCAACACCGTCAACACTCGCAACTTCACCGGCGTGTAATCAACGGCCAAACCGCCTCGCAAGGGGCGGTTTTTGGCGCTTTAATTGGAGTGAACCAAAATGGCCGTCAATCTCAGCGCCATCAAAGACCTTCTGCTTCCGGGCTTGCGCGGTGTTGAGGGCAAATACGAGATGATCCCGTCGCAATACGACAAGGTCTTCACGAAACACACCTCCAAGCTGGCGCTCGAGCGCACCGCTGAAATGCGGTATCTCGGCCTCGCCCAGCTGAAGACTGAAGGCGGCCAGACCTCCTTCGACAACGGCGCTGGCGAACGCTACGTCTACAATCAGGAGCACACCGAAATCGGTCTCGGCTATGCGATGACCCGCAAGGCCATCGACGACAACCTCTACAAGACCCAGTTCCATCCGTCGAACCTCGGCCTGATCGAGTCATTTCAGCAAACCAAGGAAATCTACGGCGCGAACATCCTGAACACGGCGACGACCTACAACGCCAACATCGGCGGAGACGGTCAGGCGCTCTGTGCCGTGGCGCATCCGATCGACGGCGCGACGGTTGGCAACATGCCAGCGGTGCAAGTCGATCTGAGTGAATCCACCCTGCTCAACAGCATGATCGCAACTCGCACGAACTTCAAGGATCAGGCGGGCTTGAAGGTGTTTGCGCGCGCTCGCAAACTGATCGTGCCGCCCCAGCTGGAGCCGGTGGCCATCCGCCTGACCAAAACCGAGCTGCGGCCCGGAACAGCAGACAACGACGTCAACGCAATATTGACCACTTCGGGGGGACTGCCCGAAGGCTATATCGTCAACGACTTCTTGACGTCTGCTTTCGCTTGGTTCCTTCTCACCAATATTGACGGTCTGTCATTCATGGAGAGAATTAAGTTCGAAACCGATATGCAAGTCGATTTCGTGACCGATAACTTGCTGGTGAAAGGATACGAGCGTTATTCGTTCGGCTACTACAACTGGCGGGCGATCTACGGCAACTTCCCGACCTCGTAATACTGGCACAGAAGGAAAAAGCACATGGGTGCGACACACTTCACTGGGCCGGTCATCACAGGCGACCTCGATCAAGGTCAGGTCGGCGGCCCAAATAAAGGGTTCATCGAGTCCTATCAGGACACTGTGATCCTTAATACTGGCGCTGGCACTACCGACACTGTGCTCAATATTCCGGCGGGCTCCGTGATCATGGGGTTCGAAGTCGCCACGTTCACGGCGTGGAATAGCGCCACCTCCTCGACGCTCACCATTGGCAACGTGGCTGGCGGCGCGCAATATGTCGGCGCGACCGATCTGAAGGCGGCGGCTCCGTTCCCGGCCATGACGCAGAGCGCCGCCAACGTCGCCGCCCAGCGCGGCTACACGGCGGCGGGCGTTCCTGCGCCGGTCACTGGGCCGATTTTCATTCGCGTCGTCAATGTCGGCGCGGGCAACGCGGGCGCGGCGCTGGTCTCCGTCCACTATGTCCAGACCACGTCATCGAGCTAAGGGGTGCCCTGTCATGAAAGCAACTGCGCGCAAGTTCGGCGGCCCCACCAAGGGCGACAAAGTCGAAGCTAAAGACGTCAAAAACAAAGAGATGAAGCACTCCGAGAAGGAAGACGAAGTGCACGAGGAAGCCGATGAATTTCACGCCAAGAAGGGCGGGAAGGTCAAGAAGCAGGTCGGCGGTCCGGTCGGGGCTTCAGCGCGCGCCCACGGCGGTCGCGCCGCGCGCAAGAGCGGCGGCTCCTGTGAAGACAGCCCGTTCTCTTCGGCTCGAGCTGGCACCGCAGCGCCGGGCAGGAAGCTGCAAAAGACCACGATGGATTGACCAGATCCGGTCTAAAAACAGGGGCCGAAAGGCCCCTGAACTTCTTTAGGAGCGCATCATGGGTCGTCCGATTGTAGTTACCGCCGCGCCCCTCGCCGCGCTTGTCACGAACGGCATTTGCCTGTCGCAGACGCCACCGGCGGGCCCGCTGCTGTTGAACGGCTCCAAAGTCGTCAATGGCGTCGCCGTCCTCGATCAGGCGCGCCAGATCGCTTTTGCCTCCACCGGCAACAACTCCAACACCACTTTCACGATCACCGGCACCGATTTCTTCGGAGCCGTGCAAAGCGAAGCCATCGTTGGCGGCAACATCGCCACGGTGGTCAGCACCAAAAACTACAAGACGGTCACCTCGATCACCAGCTCGGCGGCGAGTGTGGCGGGCCTGACGGTCGGCACCAACGCCAGCCCGGCGATCACTTCATCGACATGGGTGCGCTTTGATGACTGGAACGCCAATGGCGTCGCGATTCAGGTGACCGCCAATGGCACGGTCAACTGGACAATTCAGCAGACGCTCGATGATCCGAACAGTCCGACGGATCCGGTTCTCCCAGCCAATGTGACGTGGCTTCCGCATCCTGACGCCACGCTGGTCGGCGCGACGACGTCGTTGCAGGGAAACTATGCATTTCCGCCGATGTTCGCTCGCGTGTTGCTGAACAGCGGCACCGGTTCGGTCACCGCCACCTTCAAGCAACCTGACAGCGGAAATTACTGATGGCCAACCAAGGGCTCTCGAACGGTCACCACAAGCTGGCTTCGTCGCCCGGTCTGGCAAGTTTGAAAGGGCTGGGCGGCACTGCTGGGTTCGGAAGTTTGATGGCTGGAGACGCCGCGAGTATGATCGAGGCGACGCAATCGATCAAAGGAGCGCGTAATGCCAACAGCACTCGGCGGGACAAGCGGAACCTATAGCTACGCGCCGAGTGTCGGCGAGCTGGTTCTCTATTCCTACGGCCTGTGCGGCGTGCGCCGCACCGCCATCCTTCAAGAGCACATGGCTGACGCCAGCATCGCCGCCAACCTGTTGCTGGGCGACTGGAGCCTGAAGGGCGTCAATCTCTGGCAGGTGGACAAGATCACGATCCCGCTGCTCGAGGGCCAAGCCACTTATGACCTCGATCCCGACATCGTCGTCATGCTGGACACCTACATCACGCATGGGCCGCCGTGGGCGCTGCTCGATCGCATCATCCTGCCGGTCGGCAGGACCGAATATGCGAGCTACCCCAACAAGGTGCAGGAAGGCTTCCCGACTGTTTTCTGGATGGACCGCCAGCTCGCGCCGACAGTGAGCATATGGCCGGTCCCGCCCGATGACACTTACGATCTGACGGCCTATGTGCTGCGGCAGGCGCAAGACGCCAATCTTGACAACGCCCAGATCCCGGCGATACCGGTGGTCTGGCTCAATGCTTTTGCGGTTGGCCTCGCAGCCAAACTGGCGATGAGCTGGGCACCCGATCGGCTGGCCATGCTGGGGCCTGCCGCCGATGCGGCCTACGCCGCCGCCGCCGCTAATAACGTCGAAACCGCGCAGCAATATATTGCGCCCCAGCTGCAGGGGTATTTCAGATGAGCTACGCCAGCAAGTTTGGCAGGGCGAGGGTCAATTCACGTGATCCGCAGGCGTTTGCGATCTGCGATCGCTGTGGCTTTGGCTACAATCATGTCGATCTGCGCTGGCAGATGGACTATGCGGGCGCGGCGCTGATCAACAAGCGGATCCTCGTCTGCAGCCATTGCTATGACACGCCGAACGAGCAGCTGCGCGCGATCGTGCTGCCCGCGGATCCGATGCCGATCATGAATCCGCGCGTGTCGGATTTCAAGAAACTCGAGTCAAGCGTCCGGGCCACCAGCGCACCGCCGACGTCTGACGCGCGCACTGGCATCCCGGTCCCCGGCGGAGAGCCGCGCGCCACTCAGGATGGCGCTCGCCGCACTGCGCAGCAGACCGGAGAGCCTCCTGCTGGCCTCAATGAGACGCCCGGCGTGCCTTACGACAATGTTGACGTGCCCCGGACAGGAAACCTGACATGACTACTGTCGTCCAGATTCCAAACCTGCCTGCGGCGATCAGTCTGTCCGGTTCGGAGATGATGGAGGTTGTGCAGGCTGGCGTTTCGTCACGCGCCACAGTGCAGCAAGTGGCCGATGTCGCCGTAGCAGAAGGTGCTGGCGTCTATGTGAAGAAAACCGGCGACACCATGACCGGCAATCTGACGATCAACGACGCCATCCCGACTTTGTTTTTGAACAGCACCAACGCAGCCAATGCATGCAGCATCGTTGGCCAGAAGCTGGGCGGCTTCCGCTGGAAAGTGAATATTGTTGACAGCGCAGCAGAAACTGGCGGAAACGTCGGATCCGATCTGAATTTTTACCGCTATGACGACAGCGGCAATGTTATCGGGCAGGTGCTCAATCTAAGACGCTCCGATGGCGCGGTCCGCGTCAATAATGACTTCTATGTGATGCAGACAAGCACTTTTGAGAGTGCTGTTCTATTTAACGGACCGGCTGTATTTGGCGACACTTTAACAGCTTACTCTGGCGCTGACGTATCTGGTGGCCTCACTGCCGACAGCATCACCACTGGAGCTTTGACTGCGACCGGCACGGTCTCCGGCGCTGGTTTTACCGCGCTGCTCGCGCCTTACGCCAAGATCAACTCTCAGGTCTTCACCGGCACGCCTTCGCTGCCGACCGGCACGATCGGCGTGACGCAAGCACCCGGCGACAGCTCGACCAAGTTGGCCACCACGGCTTTTGTCGGCGCGGCGACCACGGCGCTCGGCCTCGGCACTATGGCGACGCAAAACGCCAACAATGTCACGATCACCGGGGGAACGATAAATGGAACGTCCGTTGGCGCGACGACGCCTAGCACAGGAAAGTTCACCACGCTGGCGGCGTCAGGCGTGGTGTCTGGTGTTGGCTTCACCAACTTACTCGCACCTTATGCCTTGGTGGATTCTCAGGTTTTCACCGGAACCCCCTCACTGCCCACCGGCACGATCGGCGTAACGCAGCTGACGGCTGACAGCACGACCAAGCTGGCCACCACGGCCTTCGTCAAGGCGCAGGGCTATGCGACCACAGCGTCGCTCGGCACCATGTCAACGCAGAACGCCAACAGTGTCGCAATCACCGGAGGCGCGATCGATGGCGTCGCCATTGGCGCTACGACGCGCAGCAGCGGCGCTTTCACCACGCTGGCGGCAAATGGCGCGGCGACCTTCACAGGCTCGCTGACGGCCTCGCCAGCCAACGCCAACGTCACGTTTTCGCCGACCGGCACCGGCACGGTCACCATCAACCCGGCGACGCTCGGCCATGTGGACAACACGGCGATCGGCGCGACGACGGCGAGTACGGGCGCGTTCACCACTTTGAGCGCCACCACCAGCGCCAATTTCACCACGTCCGGCACGGTCACGATCAATCCGACTACGCTCGGCAACATCAACAATACGACGATCGGCGGCACCACGGCGGCGGCTGGCACTTTCACCAATCTGACCGCGACCGGCACGGTAAGCGGCGCGGGTTTCACCACGCTGCTGAATCCCTACGCGCTGGTCAATTCGCAAGTTTTCACCGGGACGCCTTCGCTGCCGACTGGCACCATTGGCGTGACGCAGGCAGCGGCCACTAACAACACGACGCTGGCCACCACGGCTTATGTGAAGTCGCAGAACTATCTGACCGCCAACCAGAGCATTGCGCTTACCGGCGACGTCACCGGGTCTGGGACCACGTCGATCGCCTCGACAGTCGTTCAGCTTCAGGGCCGACCGCTGTCGGCCTCCCTGCCCGCCAGCGGCAACCTGATGGGCTGGAATGGCACGACGTGGGGGCCGGTCGCGGCTGGCGCGGCTGCGGCTGGCGGCACCGCCAATCAGATCCAGTATAACAACGGCGGCGTCCTCGGCGGCCTCCCCACCACCGGCACTTTTGCTGGCAGCAATGTGGTGATGAGCATCGCGCCGACGCTCACCAATTCGCTCAATATCACGGGCGCGGCGTCGAACGATTCCACGCTCGTGATGAACAAGTCGGCGTCCTTGCAGCAATGCCGGATTAATGCGCAGATGGGCGGCGTCTCTCGCTGGCAGATGATGCTTGGCGATACGACGGCGGAAGGCGGCAGCAACGCCGGTTCCGATTTTACCCTGTCCCGCTTTACTGATGCAGGCGGCGCGCTCGACAGCCCGCTCAAAATCATTCGCTCGACCGGCGTTGCGACTTTCACGCAGGCGTTGTTTTCAGCCAACCACACAATCACAGGCGCAGCGGGCAACAACGCCGCTGTGATCGTAAACAAGGCTGCGGCTGGGTTTTACAGCGGCATCGACGGACAGACTGCTGGGTCGAGGCGCTGGCTGATGATGCTCGGCAACGCCACGGCGGAAGGCGGTAGCAACGCCGGTTCAGATTTTATGATCAACCGGTACACTGATGCGGCGGGATTTATTGACACGCCTTTGACGATCACGCGCTCATCCGGCGACGCCACGTTTTCTGCCGGTCTTTACGTTCTCAATTCAGCAGTCACCGCCAAACAGATTGTGATCAATGGCGCGGCGCTCGGCAGTGTCGCGGGCAACATTCAAACTGTTTTTGCGGCAGGATCGACCACCACCAATGGCGAGCAACTGCGCTCTGAGGTGCAGCGCAAGTCGGCTGGTTCTGACTGGACGACTGCTGCTTGGCAGACTTACCGCGTCGTCGATGGCACCAAGATGGGCTATGTCGAGTATGGCAGTCAGGCTGTCAAGCCGATTGCTTTTGGCGTCGCCACTACTGAGCTTGCGTCAATCAGCAGCACAGGCGTTTTCACAGCCGCATCGACGCTTGTAGGCACAGGCGCTGTGTTAAATGCTCCAGCCGCCACCGATTCCGTGCTGTGGCTGAACAAACCGGCGTCTGGTCGAGCCAACGCAGTCTACGGGCAGATGGCCGCGAGCAATCGCTGGGCGTTGACGCTTGGCGACACAACGGCTGAAAGCGGCAGCAATCTCGGCTCCAATTACGTCCTGTCCACCTTCACTGATGCGGGCGCTTTTCTGGGCAACCCGCTCGTTGTCTCGCGCGCGAGCGGCTATGCGTATTTTAATGCAAACGGCGCAACGTCTGCCCTTTCTTATGACGCCGCTCCGTATGGTCATTCTGCAATCAGAGTGAATAAAGCTGGGTCCGGTAAAACGTCTCAGATAGCTGGGCTGAATAATGGCTTGGTTCGCTGGGTCGTTGATATGGGTAACGGAAATACAGAAACCGGCACTGGAAATACCGGATCTGATTTCGTCATATCTCGTTGCAATGACGCTGGCGCTGGCCTTGATTCACCATTACAAATTCTTCGTTCGACTGGAGTTGTAACTTTTGTCAGACCTATAACCATACAGAATTTTGACAACTTAGGTCATCTTCGCCTCGTTGGTGGAAATTATGGCGCTACCATTCGCAACGATGGCTCGGCTTGTTACCTTTTGCAAACTGCGTCAGGCGACCAGTATGGAGCATTTAACTCCGCCCGCCCGTTCTCGTGGAACTTGTCCAGCGGTGCTGTGAACATAGACGGCGGCGCTGCTGGAACTACGTTTGGTGGCCCTATAACTACAACAGGTCAAATATTTACTAGCGGAAATGTAATTGGCGGCAGTCTTTATGCTTCTAATGGTCAGATTACCACTTATGCCGCTGCGGCAAATGGATTTTATAACCTGTGCGACGGAGCCGGAAACAACGGCCAAGTGTGTACTATGACCTTTCGCGGCCTTGGGTCGGGGTTCAGCGCGCAAGTCAACTTAGCTCAGATAACATTTGCTGCGGTTGCTGCTACAGCCAACGGGACGCTAGACGTTCTCGGCGGCGAGAATGGCCGCCAAGGTCCGTATGGAACCCAAGGCCAAGTCAACACCGCTTTCTGGAACGGCGCTAACCTAGAGTGGCGCATTGGCGGCACCTTCGTTGGTTACGTTCAATTCATCTCCGATTATCGCGTCAAGCAGAATGTGGCGGCGCTGCCGTCGATGTGGGACCGCATCAAGGCGCTGAATCCGATCAGCTATGAATTGCAAGACTACACGCCGCCGGAAGGCGCGCGCAATATAGCTGGCGGCAGAGACAATCCAAAACAGTTGATCGTTGCAGACGGCAAGGAGCGTTGGGGCTTCGTCGCGCATGAGCTTCAAGAGGCGTTGACTGAAGACGCGGCGACCGGCGTCAAGGATGCGCCGGATATGTTGCAGGCACCTAACCCGTGGACGGTGATCGCGGCGCTGACCAAGGCGCTGCAAGAGGCGATGGCGCGCATCGAGGCGCTGGAGGCAAGAGCATGACGATCGACCGCGAATATTTTTTCGACACCGTCCGCGACGAGCTGTTCAGCGGCGGGATGGCGCAGTCTCAAGTGGACGGCATGAACAATCTGCTGAACATCTGGGAGGCCGACTATGCCGCCGCCAATCCGCGTGACGGCAAGATGTGGCTGTCCTACGGGCTGGCGACCGTGTACCACGAGAGCGCGCAGACCATGCAGCCCATCGAGGAATACGGCAAGGGTGAGGGCCACAGCTACGCTGACCCGACCGGCCCTTATGGCCAGTCCTATTATGGGCGCGGCCATGTCCAGCTGACGTGGTATGACAATTATGTCAAAGGCGAGGAAGTCTTCAAAACCAAGTTCGATCGCATTGTGCCGATGGTCAAATATCCGCATCGCATGCTCGAGGAAGAGACGTCGGCGGTGATCCTGTTCGAAGGCATGATCGATGGCTGGTTCACCGGCGTCGGCCTGCCTGATTATTTCAGCGATGCGAACGAGGAGGAAGACCCCTACAACGCTCGCAAGATCATCAACGGGCTCGACAGGGCTGAGACCATCGAGGGCTATTACTGGCAGTTCAAAGGGGCGATTCGAAATGCGGAGAGCGGTGTTTAATGGATCGGTCATTGTCGCCGTCCTGACTGCCGCCGCCAACGGCTCCATCGAGTGGCCGGGGGTTCTCGTCACGCCTGAACATATCGTGCAGATCCAGAAAGTGCTGGTCGCCGCTCTAAGCATTTGGGCAGTCGCATTGCCCTTTATCTTAAAGGCGAGCAATAATATTGACGATGCTGCCGCTAAGAGGAAGCTGCCGCCATGACCACGACGCCCGGCGTAACGCCGCTCTCCTATGACAGCTACATCCAGAACTTGGCTGTCCTCGCCGTGATCAACATTGACACGTCGAGCGGCTCAACACGTTCGGTCGATCCAAACTTCAACGCCCTCATCCCGCAGATGCTCAATTACGCCGAGCTGCGGATCCAGCGCGACCTCGACCTGATGCCGCTGCAGACCACCAATGACAGCTATCTCATGCAAGCGGGCAATAACATCCTGCCGATTTCAGTGAATGATTTCGTCGCGGTGCAGAATATTCTGGTGGTCAGCGGGACGCGCAAAAAGCGCCTGCTGCCGGTCTCTAAGGAGTTTATTCAAGAGGTTTACCCGGACAGCGACGCCAAGGGCATGCCGAAATTCTTTGCTCCTTATGGCGGCGACCCGGTGACCAGCGGCAACACGTGGATGAATTTCCTCATCGGTCCCAACCCGGACATCAACTACTCACTGTCGATCGTGGGCTCGACGCGCATGAACAGTCTGGCTTGGTACGCCAATACGTCGCAATCGGCGACCGGCACCACATTCATTTCGACCTTCCTGCCTGACCTGCTGCTGATGGCCAGCATGGTTTATATTTCGGGATACCAGCGCAATTTCAGCGCCGCCAGTGACGACCCCAATATGGCGGTCAATTACGAGAAGCAATACCAGACGCTGCTGAAAGGCGCGATGGTCGAGGAGGCGCGCAAACGCTTCCGGGCGTCGGCATGGTCTTCCGAGCCGCCTGCGCCAGTCGCCTCGCCGGTGAGGGCCTAAACATGCCGCACCAGACTTTCAAGATCAAACCCGGCGTCGAAGTCAATGAAACGCCTGTCCTCAATCAGTCAGGCATTTCCGACTGCCAGCTGATCCGGTTCAAATTTGATTCTCAGGGTGGCGGGCTGGTCGAGAAACTCGGCGGCTGGACACGTTACGCCCCGCCGATCCAGATCCCGTCCCCACCACGCGCCATGTGGGCGTGGGAGGATCTTGACGCCGATTCATGGTTTGTGGTGGGCATGGAATCCTATTCGCCGCCGCTCACCGGCCCGTCTGGCCTCGTCACTTATTCTGCAACTGAGGAGGCGGGCGAGGGTGGCCCCTTCGACATCACGCCGCTCTATCTGGGCGACGACAGCACGGTCAATTTTGCGACCACGGCTGGCAGTCCCATTGTCACGATCATCGACTCCAACACGCCAGCTTTAACCATCTATGACACGGTCTACATTACGGAGCAGGTCGCGATCGGCGGCATTGTCCTGTTTGGCCAATATCCGATCTACGCTTTTATCACTGCTGGCAAATTTCAGATCATAGCCAAGAACCTGCTCGGCGCGCCGAATCCGGCGATCACGACGGTGGCCGCGCCGGGCGGCGCTGTTCCTTCCATCACCACGACAGCGGCCACGGCCTATGCCGCCGTGCATCTGGCGGCGCATGGCTATGCGGTTGGAAACACGTTTACGGTCCTCGTCGCCACCACGGTCGGCGGCGTGGTTCTGTTTGGCGACTACACCATCTATTCGGTGCAAGGCGTCAATGACTTCACGATCGCCATCCCGACGACAGCGGCCACCACGCAGACGGCGTCGATCAATGGCGGCAATATCAGGTTGATTTACAACATTGGCGGCACTCCAGCCACTAGCGCGACCGGCTACGGCGTTGGCCCCTTTGGCGGCGGCGGCTACGGCACTGGCGTGACCGTTCCGGTCAATCCCGGCAGCAAGGTCAACGCGACAGACTGGGCGCTCGACAACTGGGGGCAGACGCTGTTGGTTTGCCCGGAAAATTCGGCGGTGCTGGGCATCCCGGTGTCCGGCATTTATGAGTGGACGCCGGACGGCGGTCAGGCGTTGGCGACGCTTATTCCGCAAGCACCGCCGGTCAACGATGGTTTTTTTCTCGCCATGCCGCAGCGTCAGGTTGTCGCATGGGGCTCGACCTTCACTGGCATCCAAGATCCGCTGCTGATCCGTTGGTGCGACGTGAATGACTACAACGACTGGACCGCCACCATCACCAATCAGGCCGGATCCTATCGCATCCCCAAGGGCTCCAAGATCGTCGCCTGCCTGCAAAGCTCGCAACAGGCGCTCATCTGGACCGACATCGCCGTGTGGTCGATGCAGTATATTTCGCAGCCATACATCTACGGCTTCAACGAGATTTCGACCGGCTGCGGGCTGATCGCTCAGAAGGCTTGCGGCACGCTGTTTGGCGTCACTTACTGGATGAGTCAATCGCAGTTTTTCAAGCTGGGCGCTGGGGGCGTCGAGCCTATGCCCTGTCCGATCTGGGACGTGATTTTTCAGAACCTGAACAAGGCGCAGACCGACAAGATCCGCTTTGCGCCCAATTCACAGTTCAATGAGGTGGCGTGGTATTACCCGTCAAAAAACAGCGCCGAGAATGACTCCTATGTCAAATACAACACGCTGCTCAATGCGTGGGATTTTGGCTCGCTGCCGCGCTCGGCGTGGATCAACCAGAGCGTGCTCGGGCCGCCGATCGGCGCAGATCCGAAGGCGCTGGTCCTCTATCAGCATGAGACCTCGCCGGACGCCGCCGGTCAGCCGTTGGTGTCATGGTTCAAGACCGGCTTCTTTGCGCTCTCCGACGCCGATCTGAAGACCTTTATCGACGAAGTCTGGCCCGACATGAAGTGGGGCTATTATGGCTCCCAGCCCAGCGCCACGGTCAAACTCAGCTTTGGCGTCAAGGATTTCCCGAGCCAGCAGCCTTACATCATCGGGCCTTTCAACCTGACGCAAAGCACAGATTTCATCTCGCCGCGCGTTCGCGGTCGGCTGGTTCAAATAACTCTCCTCAGTAATGATCTTGGCACTTTTTGGCGAACAGGCGGCTTGCGTTACAGAGGAGCGCCAGATGGCCGGTATTAGCGCAAAAATCTGGTTCGACCTTGTTCTGCTCACAGTGATTTGCGTCCTGCTTTTGGTCCTGATCAATCGCGGCATGAGAGGCTGATCGATGACGTCGTCAATGAATGATCTGCTCACGGTCGCCAAGAATATCGTCACGGCGATCAACGACCAATCGCGCCAGACCCTGCTGATCGCCGGTTCGCAGGTAGCAGAAGCTTTGGCTGGTCCTGCGCTCATAGCATCCGGGTCTGGCCGCCTGTGCGTCGTAAGCGTGATCAACGCGGGAAGCACTCCCGGCTACTTTTATGATCGCGCCGACGCCCTAACTTTTCCAAATTCTCAGCTGCTCTACACAATTCCAGCAACGGTTGGCGTGTATCGGGTGGACCTTCCATTTAATCTTGGTCTAGCCGTCAACCCCGGCACTGGCTGCATCGTGACTACCAGCTACTCTATCGGCAACGTCGCAAGGGGAGGCCAGTGATGCCCCTCATCAAATCAGCCAGCAAAGCGGCGATTTCGAACAATATCTCTGAAATGATCAAGGCCGGGCATCCGCGCAATCAGGCGATCGCCGCGGCCATGGACACTGCGCGCCGGGCGCATCGAGCGCCGGGCGGAGGCTTTCCAGCGTCAATCCCTCCGCCGAAGGATCTGCCAGCTCCGCCCAGCGGGCTGCTCGGCGGCCAAGCGAAGATCCACACTGGCCCGATCCACAGCGCGGTCGCTGGCCGCACCGATCACCTGCCGGTCCATGTGCCATCGGGCAGCTACGTCATCCCGGCAGACATCGTCTCCGGCATCGGCGAGGGCAACACCATGGCCGGGTTCAAGAACCTGAAGCAGGTTTTCGCCGGGCTTCCTCGAGGCGCTGGCGCGGCCCCTTATGATCACAAGGGAGGCCCCTATGGGGCGGGAAGCAGTCCTTACAACCGCGACGTGGGAAAGCCTTATGGCGCGACAATGCCCGGCCACGCCGCCGGAGGCAAAACCGGCTCCGATGTCAAAGTTGTGGTGGCGGGCGGCGAATACACGCTCACGCCTGAAGAGGTGCAAGCGGTAGGCGATGGCGATATGGAGCGCGGCCACCGCGTGCTTGACGACTTTGTGAAACAATATCGCGCCCATACTATCAAGACTTTGAGCAAGCTCCCGGGGCCTCGCCATGACTGAGGATGTGAAAGTTCGTTTCGGCGTGCCAGATGACGTCCACAACTTCATGGACCTCACCTTCATGTGCGCGGAAGAAAACGGCCTGCTGTCGATGAGCACTCCGAAGGTGCTCAAGGAGGTGTGGGCCAGCCTCAACAATGATCACGGTCTCATAGGCGTGATCGAGAGCAGCGAAGGCGTGCTCGAGGCGGGCATCCTGTTGCGCGTTGACACCATGCCATACAGCGAAGACCCAGTCATATGCGAGCGTGCGATCTTCGTCAGACCGGAGTTTCGCGCCGCCAAGGGCGGGCGCGCCAGTCGGCTGTGTGAATTTGCCAAAGTCGTCTCGGACAAGCTGGAGATGCCGCTGCTAATCGGTGTTTTGTCAACGCATCGCGCTGCTGGTAAGGTGCGTCTATACGAGCGTCATTTTGGAAAGCCAGCCGGAGCCTACTGGCTATACGGGGCCAACACTGGCCCAGAACAAGAAGCGGCGGAGTAGGGCGATGGGAGGCAAGTCACAGACTTCGTCGCAGCAAGTCACGATACCGCCAGAGGTGCTGGCCCGCTACAATGCGGTCAACGCCAACGCGCAGCAGGTCTCGCAGACGCCGTTCCAGCAATATTCGAGCGACCCCAACGCCTTTGTCGCGCCGCTGACGGCGGCGCAAAATCAAGGATTGCAGGCGACTTCAGATTACGCCAACGCGGCCCAGCCGGGCGTACAATCGGCCATGGGCATGACGCAGGGCGCGATGGGCGCGGCCAACCCGAGCGATCTGAACGCCGACGCCATCAACAAATATATGAATCCCTACACTCAGAACGTCACCAACCAGATGACGCAGCTGATGAATCAGCAGAATCAGGTGGCGCAATCCGGCCAGATGGGCAACGCCATCAAGAGCGGCGCGTTCGGCGGCGATCGTTCCGGGCTGGCGGCGATGAACCTCGCCGGGCAGCAGTCGCTGGCCTACGGCAACGCTATGGCTCCAGTCCTCCAGCAGGGCTACAACACCGCGCTTTCAACCGCCCAGCAGCAGCAGGGCGTCGATCTGCAGGCCCAGCAGGCCAACCTACAGCGTCAGATGGCTGGCGCGAGCCAGTACGGCCAGCTGGCTGGCATGGGGCAGCAATATGGCCTCGCAGGCGCGCAGGCTTTGATGGGGGCCGGGCAGGTCCAGCAGCAGACGCAGCAGGCGGGCAACACCGCGCTCTACAACCAATTCCTGCAGCAGCAGTCCTATCCGTTCCAGACCGCGCAATTCCTCGCCAACATCGCCGAAGGCACCGGCGCGCTGTCCGGCCAGACCACGACATCGACCCAGCCCTCGAGCTTTTTCTCCGATCGTCGCCTCAAGGAAAACGTCAAGCGCATCGGCACCGCCAAGAACGGTCTGCCGATCCATAGCTTCAACTACAAGGATGATCCCGACAAACTCACCCGGCTCGGCTTCATGGCTGACGAGGTGGAGAAGAAACACCCGGAGGCGGTCGGCCTCGCAGGCGGCTACAAGACGGTCGATTATGGCCGGGCGGCGCGCGCCAGCGGCGGCGGCACGGTGACCGATTTCGATCATGGCCGCGGCTTCGACCTCGGCGGCGGCATCGGCTCCATGTATGACCCGAGCTGGTCTGGCATCGACACAAAAGAAGCAAACGTCCTTGGTCATGCAGGATCTGCCGCTGCGCCGGGGCTCGATCCTTACACTGCCGCCAATCGTCACGTCCCCAAGCAATCGACTGCAGCTCCGACACATCGCATGCTGACGCCCGGCACGATGCCGCAGCAACAGAAGAGCGGATTGCAGCAGGCCGCCGGTCTCGTGCAGAGCGGCCTTGGCATGTACAAAGATGTCAAGGGCATGGCGGGCGACGCCAAGAGCGCATACCACGATGCGACTGGAGGCGGCGGAGAAGCTCCTGCAGCTGGTCATGCGGCCCCTGCAGCGGGCGGCAGCGGTGACAATCCTTTTAGCGTCAAGTCTGCTGAACCGGCTGCGCCTGCTGCTCCGGCAGCTGCGGCTCCGGCAGCTCCAGTGCATGAGGGCGCGCTCGAGACTGCTGCGCCAGAAACGAAAGTTACGGAGCTGCTCCCTCAAGACGTTCCTGACGTCAGCGGGTTGGCAGGCGCAATTCCCGATGTTGGCTTTGGCGCGCGCGGCGGTCGCATCGGGCGTGACATGGGTGGCGGTCTGGCCGCATCCATGCCTCCGCCCATGATGCCCGAGACCAGTCAAGCGAGCATGATGCAGAACGAGGCCAAGATGCGGCAGAGCACGCCGCCGACATGGAACGGTCCCTTTGCGCATGGCGGTCTGGCCGATGGCGGCCAGCCTGCGCCTGTCGTCACTGGCGCGCCGACCCACGGGCCGGACGTCGTGTCGCCCACCGCTGACTACCTGAAGGGGCTCGGCGAGGCGCAGGAGGCCCAGCAGCGCGCCAACGATGTGCAGGAGAAACAGCACGCCGTCCAGCAGGCCAATCCGTTCATGTACTCGCCCGATCTGTCGCCGTTCGGCCAGATGATGAACGCGCGCGGCTTGATGCAGGCTTCGCAGGCGCAGGGCCAAGAGGGCATGTACAGCCCGTCTTACAACGGGAAGCCGCTTGGCTTTGTGCGCGGCGGTCTGGCTGGAGGAGGAGAAGGAGGAGGCGATGTGCCGTACCAAGACACTGGCGGCCTCGACATTCCCGACGACAAAAGCTGGCAGCAGGACAAATCCGAACAGAAGTCAATGGAGCCCGCGCCACAGAAGAGCGGTGACAGTGGCGGCGGCGGCGGCGCGATGGGTGCGCTGGGCTCGATCGCCGGTGTGATAGGCAAGATCGCGCCGCTGTTCATGCTGGCCAAAGGCGGCGGCGTGCAGGATGGCGACGAAATTCCGATGGGCGCGGTTCAGCGCGAAGACGATGACGATCTTCCGCTGCTCGAGCGCGAAGGCGGCCTGCTGCCGAAAGAAAATGCGCCGCTGCCTCCCGAGCGCCCGGCTGGTCTTGGCCACGCGCTGCCCGATCACTTCGCAGAGCCCGATCGCTTTGCGCCTGCGGGCGAACATAGCAGGAGCATGGCCCCGGAAGGCTTCACGCCGAACGGACCAGACAATCCGCTGCCCGAGCCTTTCGATCGTGCGAAACGGTTCACGCTTGAAGACACGCACTCGAGGGACATGGCCCCGGAAGGCTTCACGCCGAACAAGCCAGATAATCCGTTGCCCGAGCCCTTTGCAGCTGGTCTTGCAGGAGACCGCACGGCCATGGCTGACGCCTTGCGTGGCGATAATTCTGTTGCAGCCATGGCTCCTGACAATTTCACGCCCGGCAGGCCGCCGTCGCCACTTGATCGGAGCGAACTTGAGGGTAGCCCGTTTGCGGGCTACGAGAAGGGGTTGGGAGCCGATCCGCTGAAGGCAGACCTTCAACAGAACCCGCCGCGCGTCATGCCCGGGCTGGATCCTCGAGTCGCCAATAGGGCGCTCAATCAGGAAGACATTGGCGGCAACCCCGATCAGCCCGGCGCAAAGCTTCCCAATCGCGTGCCGACCCCAATGCCTCCGGGGCCAGTGCGCGCTGATGTCAATGAGCCCCCGCGGCCACTGCCGCCGCCCGACGCCGGGCTTGTGAAGAAAGCTGCGCCTGCGCCTGTGACGCCGCCGGTGCGTCCGGCAGCGGCTGGGCTCAACCCTTCTGCGCCGCTGCAGCCGCATATCGTGCACACGGTCCCGGTGGCTCCGCAGCCCGCAAGGCAGATCCCCGGAGCGATGCAGCCTTCGTATGGGGCCAACGCCTACGCGCCGACGCCTCGGATTGCGCCCGCGCAGCAGGCGATCGAGCAGGGAATCCCCGGCGCGCGTGGCCGCAACGTCAGCCCCAGCTCACCGGCGACGATCCACGACTATGGCGGTTGGCAGGCTCCGTCTGTCGGGCAGGTGTTCAACCGTGCGGCTGAAATTGCCCGTCAATACGGCATCGACCCGCATCTTTTCCAGCGCATGATTCAGCAGGAAAGCGGCGGTCTGATCGACAACATCGGCGACGGCAGGTCTTCATTTGGGGTGATCCAAGCGCACTTTGGCGGCATCAATCCGAAGATGCCTCATGCGGGCATGGGTGATGACATGCGGCGCGCTGGCATCGATGTCTTCGATCCGAGCACATGGGAGAAGCAGCTGGCCTTTGCGGCCAATCACATCCGCAACAGCGGCTGGTCGGCGTGGACGACCACCATGCGCAAACTGGGATATAATTATGCTTCAGGCGGTCTCGTGCCGCCGCGCAGAGATGAAGAGGCTTGACGATGGCCGATCTACCTAGCGACGTTGCCTTTGCGCAGCCGGATCCTGCGGTGCTTGCGGCGAACAAGCTTACGGAGCCGCCGCCTGATGCAGCTATCCCTAACGCCCGTCGCACGGCGCAGGAAGTTCTTGCACCTACGCCTGCTTCTGTTCCAAGGGGCGGCGGGGCGGCTTCTGCTCGCTACAGCGACAATTATGGCGGCGGCAAAGGGCCTGATGCTGCGGTCAATCAAAGCTTGAAAATTGCCAATGCTGCAACTGAAGAAGGCCCCAACTGGATGGACAAGCATCGGAGCATGGTCATTCCGATCTTGACCGGGCTTGGCGCAATGGCCTCGTCCGACAGTCGCTATCTAGGCTCGGCGATGCTGCAGGGGCTGGGCGCTGGCGCGCAGGCTTATGGCAAGGAGCGTGACGAGGAAATTGCGCAGGCGCACGGCGCTACCAACATCGGAAAGACGGGTGCGGAAATCGGAAGAGAGCAGCAGGGCACTAAAGAAAGCGCAGCCCGCACGGCAGGTGAGGTTGCGGCCAACTGGCAGCGCGGCACCATCACGCAGAACTGGGCTGGCACGCCGTTCAGCAGCCACATCTGGGACACGCCGCAAGGGCCGCGTGTTGTGAAAGACGTGGAGGCGGATGAATTTCAAAAAGCGTATCCCGGGGCTGCTTGGCGTGACCCTAATACGCTTGGCGGCGTCACTCCAGTTCCTTGGGAATCGCCAACCAAAAGAGGCGCAGTAACTCCTGTTGCTAAACCGGATGAGGGTGGAGGCGGCGCTCCGGTCACTGGCGGTGGCGCGCATGTCGTTGATACTGGGGAACGCAAGGTGTCAGATTTGATGCCGGGCGTGGTGTACCCGGACAAGGCGCTGGACACAGATAAGTCGGAGCGTGCGCTGGCTTTGGAAAACAAAAGCACGGCTGGGGCCGCCATGGCCAAGAAAAATGAAGTGGCTGCTCTTGCCAATACAGCCAGAGAGACAGACAGCCGTCTTCATTCGTATGCTTCGCATGTTGCTGACGCCAATGCTCAAGGCGTGGGTGGTCCGCAGGCCGGTAATATCGCAAATGCTTATGCGCTATACATGCAGCTGTTGAAGCAGGCTGGCTATAAAGACCCTATACCAGCATTTACTGACGCCAATGCTGCGCAGCAATTCATGGCCAAGAACCAAGATTTTTTGGCCGCTCAGACTTCAGATGCTTTTGGGCAGCACTCAAACGCTGCACGGCAAGCTTTGGCCATGAGCCTGCCCAATATCGACATGCAGCCTGAAGTGCGCTCTGCTATGATGGCGCAGCTGCTGGTCGATCAGCAGCGCGTCAAGGAGCTGGATTCGGCTTACAAATATTCGTCCACCAAAGCAGGAGGGCCGCAGCGTTCATTTGAAAATGTTCCCACCAATTATGACAACGCCAATAAAGGTCGCCTTAATGCTGCTAAGCAGCAGCTAACTTCTTTGATGATGCATCCGAGTGACTTCATGAAGCGGGCGTTCAATGGCGAGTTTACGGAAGCAGAAATTGAGCGTCGCCTAGCCGGTAATGGCGACCCGAGAAAGGCCATGCCGGGTTATGATCCCAGCATGCACATCAGCAGTTTCTTCCCGCATAAAGCGCCGCCCAGACAGTGAAAGCCGGAGTGAACAGCCATGGCTGAAGACTATGATTTTTCTGGCGTGGGGGCGAAGCCGCCAGCAGCACGAGAAGCTCCGGTTCAGTCTGACCAAGGCGGAGACGCAGGCTATGATTTTTCTTCTCTTGGCTTGCCCGGGAAAAGCGAGCCCAGAGACGATCGACCAGTCACGAGTGACTCTTTTCAACCAGTTTTTCCAGTGCGTCCCAACGAGCCGTGGAGCGAGGTGTTGGCCAAAGCACCGGCTAACATTCCCGGCGCTGCTGCAAGGACGGCGGTTGGCGCTTATCGTGGCGCTGAGAATACGCTCAATTCGCTGAATCCGGTTGGCAATATGATTTCCATGGCCTCCGGCGACAAAGAAGCGGCAAAAGAGGGGGCAAAGCATCTCACCGACAACCCTTTGGTGTCCGGCGCGCTTGCTGCAACTCGCGCATATCAGAACCCCGGCAGTGTCGTCGAGAGCGCGAAAGAGGCAGGTAAAAACTTTTACAACAAATGGCTGACCAGCGAGGGCTGGAAAAAGAACATCGGCGAGGACATTCCGGGGACCGCGTTGGACATTGCGTCTGTTGCAGATCCAGCTTTGCGCGGCACGCGCATGCTCACAGCAGTGCGTGGGGCTGACCTAGCCAATGACGCACGGCTGGCCTCTACGCTGTCTCGCACCGGCCTTGGCATCTCACCAGCGGATCTTACGCCAGCTCAACTTACGGCCCTTGCTGAAAACATCAACACCAAAGGCATGACGCCTGCAACCGTGCGTGAATCGATAATGCAGTCGTCTACTGGAGTGGCCCCGCCGCGTGGCGCGGCTACGGGATATGCGCCAGTGGCTGGCGCAGAGTCTGCAGCGAGCGCCCGGTCAGGAGCTGGAGCTGCTGCAGCGACTGAGCGGATCCAAGGCATGGGCGGCACGCCGTCGGCACCTGTCGATCTTGGGCAGGCGTGGCATGATGCGCGACAAGCCCATAAAGGAGACACCAAGGCAGCTTATGACGCTTGGAGGCAGAATCCGGGTGAATTTTCTCCCGAAGCTGCTCCTTACCTCAGTCAATGGGTGCAGAGTAGCGCAGCTGGAGCTGATCGAGCTTTCTTCAATCCAGACTATGCACGTGGCGCAGACAAGTGGGGCCCGACGCAAGCGGCGCTAGACAGGTTTCATGCAGGGCTGACCAATACGCCAACTGGTGTTCTTGATCTGTCACACATCGATGAGCTACGTCAAAACCTTCGTGCGGCGACTAAGAGCGGGATGGGTGTGCCCGGCGCTGATTCACGTGTCATTGAAAAAGCTATCAATGGGCTGGATCAAGGTGTTTCGCATGCTGTTGCTCACCCTCCTTTTTTCAGCAACAGCGCCAATGGTCCGGCGATCAACAAGCAATTACTAGACGCCCGGGCGGCTCACGCCAAAGAGCGAACTTTGTTTGGCGATGACGCTCCGACAGCAGTCACGGGGGCTCATGGGGCTCTTGACGCCAGCAATGGTCCTGATTTGCATCTGGCTGGGGCAAAACTGGAAGACGCCCTGCTCAACAAAAAGACAGGCCCGGGACTATACAGTCATATGTCATCTGCTGGTCTCGGCAGCACGGTGGACGACTACCTGCGCAATCGGCTTTTGAGCGGCGACTCAGCTAAAATCGATCAAGTCATGTCTTCGCCTGTCGGCAAACAGGTTTTCTCCAACCCTGCGGACCGTGCGCAGATCAACACACTGAACGCCAGCCGAAAAGCGTTTGAGGCGCAACACGGGACGCCTGAACCTGTTTCAGTGGGCTCGAGGGTCGCAAGCGTCGCCAAACCTCTTGCAGCTGCAGGAGCTATGGGAGCGGCGTCACATTTTCTTGGCCACAATCCGATAACTGCGCTTGGCATTGGCGCAGCCAGCGGCATCGGCGAAAAGCTTGGCGAGCATTTCTTTGGCAATCCGGCGAGAAAAGAGTTGGCTGGCGCGCCTGCCTCTTTTGGCAATCGCGCGGCAAACGTCGCACAGCCTACGCTTGACATGATGACCGGAGCCAACGCGGCCCGGCTCAACGAACCAGACTTGCCCGGACACGCTCGAGGCGGCAGAGTAGGCCATCAGCATCTGGTCGATCGCCTGTTCACGCACATCGAGAAAGCAAAAAAGGCGGAGAAGAGCCGCACGTCGGTCCTCCTCCACCAGCCTGATGAACACATCGCCAAGGCGCTCAACGTCGCGCAGGCGGCGATCTAAAAATAAGGAGCAGGGTGGCCCCGATCAGGAGCCAAGGGGCTGCAGTGAACATGAGCCACAGCAGGCTGAAGAGCAGCTCCATCTTAGCCACACCTGCTGAATAGAAAGCCCATAAAAAGGCCGAAGAGGATACTTCCGATAAGCATGCCACACATTTTGTTCTCCTTCAGACCATAACGAGGCCGATGTGCTCGCCAGTCTCACGTTTCATGATTTCGATGCGCCAGCAGCCGTTGATCCGCTTGCTGGACCGGATCGGCTTGTGAGCGCGGTCCGGGTGTCTGCCGTCGAGAATTTCAGCAATGCGCTTGGCGTCCTCGAGGCGGATGATCTTGTAGGGGACCGGGCCCGGCATCAGCGGATCTTGGTCTGCAGATTGAAAGCCCGGTCATTGGCCTTGATGTATTTGCGCAGCTTGCGGTCTGCTTTTTCTTGGGCGATGCGCCAGTTGATGCGAGCCTCGTCCAGCTCAGTGAACCGAATTTCGGTAGGCGGAACGCCACTCTCTATACATTTCGCGATGACGTCTTTTGCAAGCTGTTCAGTTGGTTCGGTCGCCGCCACGACCCAGTATTTTTTGCCCTTGGGCTTCACATCAATCAAAAACGGCATATCGTTCTCCTTCCGATGTCCATAAGCTACGACAGCCGTATTCGCCTGTCAACTATCTTCTAAGGGGGCGCTGCGGAGGGCCCGGCCATGGTCAACAGCTTCACCTACACCACGAACAAAAACATCATAAAGCCAGCGTTCAACAACACTGGCTGGGATGTGCCCCTCAATCAGAATTTTGACATGATCGATGCTGCGCTTGGTGCGACGCAGGCTATGAATCTCCAAGGAAACCTTCTTACCGATATTCTTCTCACAAAGACGTGGCCACTAGATCCGGGCGGGGTTCTTGCTAACGCGAGTTGCATCCCCATGAGATTGGCGCTGACTGGCGCAGTGACTCAGAACACGTACATCCACGTCCCAGCAGCGACCAATGGCCTTTGGGTTGTGTCAAATAACACTACATCAGCAAGTGGCTTTAACGTATTTTTTGGCGGATCTGCGACCCAGATATTGGTTTCGAGAAACCAGTCTACGCTAATATGGTGTGACGGCGGCGGGGCGCTTCTGCTTGGCTCTTCTGGCATCACTTCCGCAACTTTTGCAGTCGGAGACTACAAGCACTCCGCGGCTCCAGCTGCACAAAGTGGGTGGCTTCTGTGCAACGGTCAGGCAGTTCCTCGCACAACGTACAGCGCATTGTTTGCGGCCATCGGCGGCTATTACGGCGTTGGCGACGGCTCGACCACTTTCAACGTCCCGAATCTGATTGGTCGCGTGCTGTCTCATGCTGACCAGAATCAAGGCGTCACGCCGGGCGTTAATTTCGCTCAAGCTGGCGGTGTTTCAGCTGTCACTTTGGACATCAGCCAGATCCCTTACCATGACCATGGCGGCGGCAACCATCTTCATGGCGCATATCAAGCCGCCCACCAGCATGGCATCGGAGGAATCCTCTCCAACCAAAACCAAGCGCCGGGGGCTCAGTACGGTCCCAGCTGGCAGTTCCAGACTGTTTACTCTGACTGGCAGCAGCCAGCTGTCACTATCGGCTACAGCGGCAACACCATAGGCGGTCAAGGCAGCAACGGCGGCCACACCAACGTGCAGCCGTCGCTTGGCTGTTACATTTTCATCTACGCAGGCGTGTGAACGGGGCGGCGTAGGCGATCGAGCTGTGATGCTCGCAGTAGGGCGGATCATATGTGGTCACGCCGCAATAGCGCATACTGAGCTTGACGCCCTCGATCGGCCACCGGCATGACGTGTTTTTCAGCTCATAGATCCCCAAGCCTTCCGGCGGCGGCGGAGGCGGCTCTGGCGCTTTTGGCACCTTCGGCGGTCTCGGCGGCCTCGGCGGCGGGCGCTTGAACGTCAGGGGCCGGTGGCCGCGAGTGATCGCCACCCTGCCCCGCAGACGATGGACAACCCCCGAGACTGCGCTGCGCGTCATGCCAAGCTCGCCAGCAATGATGCCAGTGCTTTTGCCCTCGTTCCACAGCTCGATGACTTTCAGGCTTCTCTCGGGGATTGGCTCGGGTTCGAGCGTCAATAGGACAGCGTACCGGCCCAAGGAGCCGCCTTCGAAAAGTGGTCGGTAGGCATCCGCGGCGCAGGATCGAACAGCAGCGAGTGATCAAACACCAGCGGCGCGACTACCTTGACCTTGGCCAGCTTGTATTCGGCAGGCTTCTGCGCAGTGATGGCGGGCTCGACGGGCTCGGGCATGGGCGCAGGCTCGACATAGCGCCGGTGGTGGCGACGGTGCCATACCTGCAGCCCGGGGGCCGCTGCATGGAACACAGGGGCCGCGTGGCGCACGTGGACGCCGCGGCTCATGCCATAGAGGCTGAGCTGCCCATGGTTGTGGTGCCGGGCCTGCGCCCCGCTCGAAATGAGGACTGTGGCGAAAACGACTAGAGTGATGCGGCGCATGATTTCTCCTTCATTGCGTGACTAGGATGATGATGGCGATCAGGATTACGATGGGGGCGACGATGAAGCCGCAGATGAAGCCGATCCAGAACATTTCAGGGCCTCTCGGACGTCGTGGGCAAACTGGTTGTTGATCTTGGCCAGTTCGATCATGGCGTGCCGACGGTTGTAGCAGAAACAATCGTTGCCGTGGTGTCGTCCGGCGTTGGTCGGGATTAGCATGCAATCGGAGCTGGCGCAGGGTGTGAGCTTACTGATGGCGGCGTCTCGAGCCCACAAGGCTACGGTGATCCAGTCAGTATGGTCAGGGGCCTGCGCCATCTTTGCCTCCTACGCACGGCGATCGGGGCGCACAAAGGCCACGACGCGGTTCATGGTATAGACGCGCCGGTTGACGTTATGATTCTGGTTGCCGCCGAGCCCCACGATGCGGCCCATCTTGTCGAAGCCCGCAAAGATCGTGACGTGGTGCCTCATGACGACCAGATCACCCGGGACCGGGTTGGTCACACGTTGCCCATCATAAAGCTTATCGATCGCCGCGAGCGAATCATTATGCTTATATCCGGCCTCCGACATAATCTTATTGGTGAAGGCGGCGCACCACTTTCCGTTGAAGCCGGTGACATTGCCGCGGCCTACGTAGTGTTCTGCGACCTCGAGGAGGCCGGTGCGGCCCATGACCATGCGTGGCGCGAACAGGGCTGCAAAAGCCTCGAAGGGATTTGAGAACGCAGACGCTGCTGGAGGGGCTGCGTGATGGCGATGAAGGTGGGGCCGGGCATACGCCTGCGATGCCGCCATGATGATGGCGACAGCCAACAAAATTTTCTTCACGATGCACTCCAAGGGATTTTATAGGGGAGGGGAAGGCCGCTGGGGAAGGCTCCCAGCGGCCCCGGTCAGGTTAGTGACCCGCGACGCCGCCACCGACAGCGATCACGCTCGAGCCGCCCGACGTGGTCGAACCGGCGATGCCATTGCCCGAAGACGCGGCAAGGGTGCTGGAGGTGGACGAAGCCGTGCCAGCTCCGCCACCGCCCGCGATGGACGGACCGAAGAAGCCGCCAACGGCGACGCCGCCACCACCGGCAACGCCGGTCGCGCCAGCGGTCGTGCCGCCGATCGCGGAGGCATGACCCAGCGAGCCCGTCACGGTCGTGGAGTGCGAGTTGGTGATGACGGCCCCGCCGCCAACGCCGAACGCAGTGACCTGCGCGAAAGCCGGAGCCGCGAACAGAGCCAGCGCGCTGGCGAGAACAAGGATCTTTTTCATGCGTATTTTCCTTAACTTCACGTGAATTACCGGGGAGACCGCCCCGGCGCGGATTCCTTTCAAGACCACTGGCCAACCTGAAACCGCGTAGGAAGGGTCGGCCAGTGGCTTGCTTGCTTTCGTGCTAGACCCGTTCAGTAAAATCCAACACGCCTCGGCTCTCCACAGAGGGACGCAAGTTCGAAACTCATGGCCGCCGATCTGGGAGGGGTCAAGCCCTTCTCCCTACGCGATCGGCGGCCAGCTTGCTTTCGTGGCAGCTGATGAGCTAACCCGCCACGCCCGCCAGTTGCAAAAGCGGGGACGCAAGATTAGTTGGAGGCCATCTTCACGCAGACGCCCGCGTCAGCGGACTTGCGCGCCCCCTTTTCGCCGCAAGAGGCGACGACATACTGGTGCCCTTTCTTGTCGAAGTAAGCGGCGGCCTTCAGATCGGTCGCCTTCAGCTCACGAGACTTTTCGCCGGGGACCGGGCCATGGTACTCGCCCTTGAAGACCGGGTGGCCATAGGGCTCGGCGACGGCGACCGTGGCATAGCGACCGACGCGGCAGCGGACGCCGCCAGCGGTCATCGAGACGGCCAGCTCATCGTCCATACAGAGCGTCTGCAACGCGGCTTCGCGCTGTCCAAAAGCCCACAAGGTACGGGCATTGAGCCTTTTGTTGCAGGGGCCATCCTGCCAAGGAAAACCCAGCGCGCCGCCGCCTCCCACAGCGGCACCGCCCAGCGAGACGGAGCCGTTGCAGGACTCGATGCCCGCGGCGCTCATGCCGGGCGCAAACACCGCCGGGGACTGGCCGGTGGTGGTCGAGTTGAAAGTGTTGGTGTTGGCCGCGCCAGACTGGTTGGCGTTGACCGAACGGACGCCGACATTCTGGCTCGAATTGATCCGCGAATTGACGTTGGAGCGCGAGGCCGAATTGGAGTTGGAGTTTGCCCCGGAGAACGCGGTGTTGCGATTGTTCTGGACGGGGTCGGCGACAGCAGCGGAGCTGGAGCGCGAGTTGGAGATACCGGTTCCGACGCCGATGGCGTTCTGCGCCAGCGAAGGGGTGACGCCGATCGCGATCATCGCGAAAGCGGTAGCAATGCTCTTAACTTTCATACTTTCTTCCTCCGGTGTCCATGGCGATGGCCATGTTTCTTCATGATTCGGCTATAGTCAAGTCAGGTTCTGTTTCCCCAATGTCATACTTCACGCCACAAAAGGGGCAGAACGTCGGAACTACGAGTGGCAGTTTTTGCGGCCCGTAGCGATTAATTTTTTCAGTCGATAGCAGCGTAGGAATCGCCACCAAATGACCTCTGACGATGCGGAAAGCGCAAGCCAGCCTAGTGTTCTTTTCAACCAGCATCTCGTTCATGTTGCTGGCGCAGTCACACATTCTAGTGCTTCCCCAAGATCCAGCCGCCAAAGACCCATCCGGCTGCGCCGAACGCGATGATGTCGATGGCGATCAGCAGGATCAGCGCGGTCCCGATCATGCGATCGTTCCGGCTCATGTGCCGTTCCAACTGTTCTAGTTGCTCGGCGTCGATCATCCGTGCAGCCTCGTCCTGAAGCCCAGCTTTTCGCTGGTCGCATTGAATTTTTCGAAGATGGCCCGGTCAAGGTCGATGCCAGACTTGATGGCCAGCAGCGAGACGTAGATCACCACATCGGCCAGTTCAGTGGCCAGATCGGCGATGGTGGCGCGCGAGCCCTCGAGGCCAAGGCGTTCACGCTCGAGCTTTTTGACGACGTTGCAGGCTTCGCCCATCTCACCGGCGGCGGCGTTGCCGAAGTAGGACAGGTCGAGCTTGTCGCTGTTTTTCCATTCGAGCTGGCGGGCGATGTTGGCCTGCTCCAGCGTGTCATAGAAAATGGGCGGATTCTGCTCGGGCTCGAGCTTCCCCTTCGTCTCTTCGATGGCGTCAGCGATCATGCGGTAGGCAACGCCATGAGCCAATCCCGCCTGCTGGGAAAGGACGGTGGCGGCGGCTACGATTTCCACGTGCTTCATTTCGCGTTTTCCTTGTTGACGATGACCAAGTCGCGGCGGATTTTCTGACGCCGGGCGGCCTCAATGTCAGCGGCCCAGTTGTCAATGTTGTGTTTCATGTAGCAGCGGGCGCGGGCCAGCACGGATTCAAGGTCGGGACAGTCATCGAGCGCCTTGCACATGGCCACGATGTTGGCTTCTCTTTCGACGTAAGGCGATGCCATGTTAAGCGGTCTCTCTTGCATTTCGGATGAATCGCCGCGTCAGGGCGATGGTGTTGGCGAGGCCGCGGTAATCCGACGACGTTTTGGGGCAGACGATCATTGGGATGCCGGGGGCTCTGATCTTGAAGTTTTTCCCGAACGTCACCTCTGGTTGGTGGCCAGCTTGCACGAGCAGCTCCACCGCGGCTTTGGCTTCCTTGGATAGCCTCATGGTCAGCGCACCAAGCCGCAGGAGCCGCTGCGCTCGGAACTGACGAGCCAAGCCATGCAGTCTTTGCCGACGCACCGGCACAGCTCCCTGTCCTGTGCAAAAGAAGTCTGGGATGTCATGCGGTCGCCGCGGTTGGTGATGGTTAGAGAATCAATGTTTGGGGCTGCACTGACGCTGGTGAAAGGGCACCATTTTTCTTTGGCCTCTTTTTCTAAAATCACTGCCACGCCGTTCTCCTTCGGTGTCGTAGCGCCGGGAGGACGAGACGCCTCCCGGGCATTGCATATTTCAGGGCGTCTCGTCAGTGGCCTCCATGTCGGCGACCACGCCCAAATCCAAGTTCAACTTGAGGCTGATCCTGAAAGTCTTGAAGAAAGTCTTGAGGAAGGCGAGAATTTCGAACATTTCGCCCTCCTTTCTGTGTCAGGCAGTGGCCTCTCCGGCCATGTTGCGGGTATTGGCTTTCACGACGTCAACAAAGACGGCGAGCAACTTCTGACGCTCGTCTTCGCTTTTGTCAGTCATGAAGTTGGCCAAAGTAAACGCCATGCTGTTAAGCACGGTGTCGATTTCGTGTCCGTGGAAAATCATGTTGATTTCAACGGCTAGAGCCTCGACAGCTTTACGCTGCGGGTCATCTGGCTCCAAAACGTGTGAGTTTATTTCGAATTGTCGGTCGCTCATCAGGCACCTGTTGTGTTGGTCTGTGTAGGCTAGGACAGGCGTATTCGGGTGTCAACCCTCAATCGAGACCAAATCTGAAAATTAATCCCTCGATCTGGGAAGGCGTGCGAACGAGCACATAGACGCCGCCATTTTCTGTCCAGCGAATCTCAAAGCCTTCCTGATCATCGGATTGCCGACCTTTTTTGCGTGTTTTCAGCTCGACAGCGATCGCCAGCCCCCGGCATAGCAGGATGAAATCAGCTACGCCACGCCGCACGCCCATTTTTCTGAGGCGCGCGGCGGTCGCCTTGCTGCGTTTCCCGCCATTGGGGACGTGAAACCACACGGTCTTTTTACACGCGCGCGTGAACACAGCCGCAGCGTGCATCTGCAGCGTGTCTTCGACATAATCGACCAGATCGCGTGGATCAGCCGTGTTTGGCAAGATATTCATCGATCGCCAGCTGGACGACGTGCGACACGCTGTTGATGTCCGGGTCTTTGCGAAACAGTAATTTGATCGCATCCTTCTTTCTAGGGCTGATGCGAACCGTCATGACCACCATCGGTTCGATGACCGGAGCGGGCGTCTGCTCTGCCACAGGCACAAAGGGCGGGACTTCCATTACTTTTGTCACTGAGTTAAATCCTTTCTTGCGTTTCACGAACCCTACGTGCATCGTATGCGCTTGTCAATTA